CCAATATCCAGCTAGATAAGGACCATCCCATACTTCACTTTCAATTACTGCACTATGGTATCGGGTTTGTCCTGATGGAAAGATTATATCACCTGCTTTTCGGGATGGTAGTTGTCGAGTTTGTTCATTTGGTCCAACATATTCTGGTCCTAAGTCGCTTACTTTTCCGGGGTTTGCTAGCGAGTCTGCCCATATGTCAGTTGCAGGAAAGTCATAGAATACTATTCTTTCTAATGGAGTAGTATATGGGTTTTCAATTTGGGGTGTAGTTTCAACACATGCTATGATGGTTAATAGTAGAAGAGTTATTAGTTTTTTCATGATAGTTTGTTATTGTTTAAGAAGTTTTTATTTTGTTATTGATGGTTGAGTTTTAGTTGTGTTGTTCGCGAGGGCTTTTTTGATTTGAATTTCTGATGCCATAATTTATTTAGACTGCGCCTCCGTCAAAAAATGAAACGGAGAATTGAACAATCATTGCGTCTCTTGCCGTCACCACGGCTGGGGTAGTTGACGTGTATTTGGTATTTCTAAAATCAATAGACGTGGCCGATGCTGGAAATGGCAGCAACGTGGACCAGCCAATCAATAGCGCGTCATAATTAACCGTTGACAGACCAGATAAATAGAACATAAAACTAAAGTTGGTCCCGCTTGACACATTCCAAGCACTTAAATTTGAAGTAAAAGAAGATGCCAAGTAAAACATTAAACTAAAGCTGGTCCCGCTTGACACATCCCAGCTACTCAAATCTGAATTGAACGAGCTGGCTTGTTGGAACATCGCACTAAAGTTGGTCCCACTCGACACATTCCAAGCACTCAAATCTGAATTGAACGAGCTGGCTTGTTGGAACATCTGCCCAAAGTTGGTCCCGCTTGACACATTCCAAGCACTCAAATTCGAGTTAAAAGATGTGCAGCCTAGGAACATCGCACCAAAGTTGGTGCCGCTGGATACATCCCAATTGCTTAAATCCGAGTCAAAGGAGGTGGCTCCTCGGAACATAAAGAAAAAGTTGGTGCCGCTTGACACATTCCAGCTGCTCAAATCTGAATTAAAAGAGGTAGCCAAATAGAACATCGAGCTAAAGTTCGTAACGCCCGTTAAATTAGGAGCCGCCGTTGGGACTGTGGTAAAATTGGAACAGCCGAAAAAAGACGCACCGTAATTACCCGGCCTCCAGTCACCCCATTGGTCAACTGATAAAAACTTTAATCTGTCGCCCGTGTTTGCAAATCGCCAGCCTTGCAAGTCATTGGCCGTAGCAGGGGTGCAAACGACTTGGTAGGCACCCGCGCTTGCGTATGTGTGTGTGGTTTCTGGTTGGTTCCAATCCGTTATGGTGTCACTATTGCCATCACCCCAATTAACAATAAAATTATACGTGCCTCCGTTGAAGAGAGGTAACTTAAATTGGTCGCTTGCGGTGCTTCCCGCTGATATATTTTCGGTGTCTATATTGAAAACAAAGGCCTCAGCGGGGAACCCTGCCTGTTTGGTATTAGAGGCCTCATAAGGATACCCAGCCAACACCCCTAAATTTATACCTAATGGACTCATAAAACTATTATGTTGTTAAATCACCAACCAACACCCACACATCTTGTCTTATGTGTTTTAGAGTACATGCTGAAAATTCACCAGTTAATTTTAAACCATTTTTTGAATACATGGTTACACCACTTCCGGTTTCAAATAAAAAGTTTCCACTTCCTGATTGGAAAAATTCATATTCATTTCCAACATTGTTGGGTATAATAGAAGATGTTTGTACTGAACAAGTTAAATTACCGGCTACTTCAAAAAAGTATCCTGCGTTTTGGTTACTTGCTGTGATGTCTGTGGTTACGGATGCGGAGATGGGGCGTTGGAGATTGATTAATGTATCTCCTGAACCTACAAATGAACCGTTGCGTAGTATAAAGTTACCCATAGTGTTTTGTTATAAATATCAAATTAATTAAACTAATCGTAACTAGTAGGACATGGTGTGTAAATAATACTTTCAGAAACAACCAATGACCTGTCAGTCCATTTTAAAGTTTTAGTTACATTATCTTTACTAACATCTACTGAATAAACTTTTCCACTAAATGAACCAGTGTTGTTAAAAGACATACTAGGAATAGTAAATGTACATGGATGTGCTTCAGTTGAAGATGTGTGTATAGTTACTCCGGTTAAATCGGATGACCCTGTGATTAAAATTTGCGAACCATTCAAAGATGCTGTTAGATATTGAGATGCAGATACATTTATAGAATAAATAATAGCATTTGCAATAGATGTAGAATCACCATCTGTGTAATCAATCGATGGTTGTAAATAAACTCTTTGATTTGGTACATCTACATCTGCACTTGATGTAAATGTAATAGTAAATAATTGTTCTGGATTGGCATTACTACCTGTTATTTTAAATAAAATAGAGCCCGTTATTGAACTATATGGGGTTATAGAATCAAAACTATATTGTAAGTTTGTAGATGATGTAACATAACTACCAGTTACAACACTCCAATCACCCCATTCATTAAAAAACCCATCTATAAATATTAATGCCGGTTTTGGTTTAGTTAGTTGTCCAATTTGCCAATCGGCCTCGGCGTTAGTTGTACCATCTGGGTGTGCTATCGGCTTAAGACCACTTTTCTCATACTGGAATCCCATGTAAGTATATGGTTCACCTTCTCGGTGATCTTTATGACTATAATAAGCCGTCATGATATAATTTGGTAAACTTGCATATATGAGGTGGTTACGGATAACCATAAGGGCTGCACTTTCTCCTAAAGTAAACCCATGTTGAGATACAGCTCTTTGCTTTCTTGCACTAGTATCACTATAATCTGGATTATCATTCCAACCAGTTTCAGTACACATATGCCCTAAAAGGCCATTTTGTTCTACAATATCATCAAAACCTTTACCAAGAGCGTAATTATTAGCTATTTCAGGTGACTCACCTTCATCATCACCTTGTGTCTGCCCCTGCCCACCTTTTCTATGATATCTATGCCAACTAAGATAAAAATCACGGGGTGGGGGTATACCAGGATTATCTTGCTGCCAATAACCATCAAATGCAATCATAAAATCTTCATACCATTGAAATGTTGCTGATAAAATAGAACCGGTTATTATCCTTACATAGGGACAACTTCGTCTAATAGCTCGGTAACATGCATAAAATTTAGCAGCACTCATTTGAGCTGTCATTACAACAGGACCCCCATGCCATGGGAAATTATCTTCATTACCACATTGAAAATATAATACATGATTTAACCCATTATATAATGTTGATGAATTAAAAGCACTGCTTGGGTCTGTATAAACTCTTGCTCTACCACCCTTTGATACTACCGGACCATATCGTAATGCAAACTGTTCCATTAAGTCGGCGTATGCAGTATAGCTATCAGGATCAAGTGGGTCATCTCCATTATAGGTTTCAGTACCATAATTCCCACCATCACCCCCATCAATTGGAGGATGTTTACGACGTGATGTCCCATCCCTTAAAATTTGATTAGAAAATGCCCCTTGTGGTGATATAATAGTTATTATATTTTCACTTTTCAAATTTTGATAAAATTCATCAAGTCTCCAAGAAGCATTACCCGGTGGGCTGAATTTTGGATTGGTACATGTATATGGGGTAGTAGTTCTATCTACTTGTGAATAAACTTCACCTCCACTGGCTTGTAAGTCCAAATAAAAACGAATTGATTTAAATGTATTGAATAATGTGGAACCCGAAACTTGAAATGTGGACCCGTCCGATTCAAACCCAGATGGTGGTGGAAATCCAGTAACACCCAACCCATTTCTAATGGTGAGTGGGTAATCAAAGTTTGGTTGAAATCTAGGGCCGCCTGATAATGCCATATTATAAATTATTTATAAATTTCATACAAGTGATGAGTCTCCGCCGGGATATGAATATGCGCCTAATGTAGATGGCCATGTGATACCATCGATCGAATCACCATTATTGTATTTGGTTGTTGCTAAATTTTGTGCTAACCAATATTGTGAACCAATTTTAGTCCATGTATAAGTATTGTTATCACTATCAATAACTATAGATGATGGTGGTTGGTTATCGCGTACACATCGAATTGATAACCCAACATTTTTATTGTAAAATGTGTATTTATTGATAACATTCCCCCCACCAATATTCCTAGCCACACCATTTGTAGATGAATCTTGTGTAGATGTCCACCAATACCCCTGGGTGTTAAGATTAATATAAGCTCCGGAGGCGTTTCTAAGACCTGCAAATAAAGCATTAAATGAATTTGGTGGTTTTAATTGCGTTCCAGGGTTTGCTCCCAAATAATTTTCTAAAGTAGTCCAATCACTATCACTTGCCACTCTCCAATCTGTTGGTGCAATATCTCGAACATCTGATGTTGTATACCAGTTGTATAATAACCCTAATTGGGGTGTTTGAAGTCTTGGCCCAAATGTAAATGCCATTGATAAATTACTTATTCAAAATTAATTTATTTATATTTTTACGGTACATCAATTGAAAATTCTGGTGAAGTACCTATACCATTAAATGGAGTTAATTCGTATCCCAATTTAGTACTATAAAAAGAATTTTCAAAATTAAACCAATCAACTAAGCTTTCACTAAAACTAGAAATATCAGGATGTAAAGGAATTCCATCATTATATAATTCATTAATTTCAACTTGAGATAACTCTTTATCCCAAATAGTTAATAAATCTTGATAATGATTATTGTTTGTATTGTTATTATAATTCCCCAAACTCAATCTTGGACTTGTACCTGATGTAGTTGTATAACCAATATTAGTCGTAGTATTAGTAACATCAATAGAATTAACATATATTTTTAACGTAGTACTACCATTAAATGTCATACCTATAAATGACCATGTATTATCAATATATGTTACACCATTACTAATACTTTCAATGCGATCAGCAGAACCATTTGCCTCAAAAACACGACCATATATTACACCATTAATTAAATTTATTGAAAATTGAATTTCATTTAGCGTAATACCATTATTAATCCATCTTTGATTACTTGATATATCTGCTTTGGTCCAAAAAAATACACTAAATGAAGCTCCTGAATGAAAACTATAATTACTCGTAGATTGCCCTGAGCAATAACAATTGTCAAGATATAATGAAGCTAGATTTTTAAAATTTCTTGGTCCTACTACTCCTGCCATAATTTATATACTTCTTATAATGGTTTTAACCTTCCACCCATTAGTTGGGGTGTTTAGATATAAATGGTATGATGATTGAGATTGTTCTACTAATAGTTCTACACCACTAGTTGAACCAATATCTGCTGTTGTAGTTTCTGTATATTGAACTACACTCTCACTCCATATTGCTGTAATGGTTCCTGCTCTTGCATTTGATGAGGATTTTGCTGTGTATTCAAAAAAGGCACCATCATAATCTGAACCGGTACTGATTGAATATAGAGATTGTGTGATACTGCTATCGGAAGATAGTATCATTCTAGTTGTATAAAGTGCACGAGAATCACCATCTGTTGGGTCATTCACTCCAATCAATGTTTTATAATCACTAAAAACTTCTACAATGGGTAGACCAAATTGATTATTTACAGAAAACAATGAACCTGATAGTGAATCTGAAATTGAAAACAATTCACCTGCCGAACCTTGTACTACAAATACTGGATTAGAACCTGAACCATATACAACGAGCGATGATGTATTATTGGATGATGATATGGTTAAAGAACCTGTTACTTGTACATCCTTTGATGCTGTTAGATATGTAGCGCCTTCATACCAATCTGTATCTGCTCCCCCACCCCCTCCGGCTGCATTCAATGCGTATGATGCAGTGATAGCATAGGATGATGTGAGTTGATTTATGGTGCCTTGTGGTGTGGTTATTGAAGACGCTGTTAGTGAACCACTAATGTCTGTTGAACCAGTAATTGTTAAACTGCCGGATATGATTGCCGAGCCGGTATATGGGAATGGGTCAGAACTACCACCGGCATTCAGAGCATGTGATGCCGTTATAGCATGTGATGCGGTTACAGCATACGAAGATGTTAGTTGATTTATAGTATTTTGAGGCGTGGTTATTGAAGACGCTGTTAGTGAACCACTAATATCGGTTGAACCAGTAATTGTTAAACTGCCGGATATGATTGCTGAACCTGTATATGGGAATGTGTCAGAACTACCACCAGCATTCAGAGCATATGATGCTGTTATAGCATGTGATGCCGTTATAGCATGTGATGCGGTTACAGCATGTGATGCGGTTACAGCATACGAAGATGTTAGTTGGTTTATAATATCTTGTGGTGTGGTTATTGAAGATGCTGTTAGTGAACCACTAATATCGGTTGAACCAGTAATTGTTAAACTGCCGGATATGATTGCCGAGCCGGTATATGGGAATGGATTAGAACTACCACCGGCATTCAGAGCATGTGATGCCGTTATAGCGTATGAGGATGTGAGTTGATTTATAGTATTTTGAGGCGTGGTTATTGAAGACGCTGTTAGTGAACCACTAATGTCTGTTGAGCCTGTAATCGTTAAACTGCCGGATATGATTGCTGAACCTGTATATGGGAATGTGTCAGAACTACCACCAGCATTTAAAGCATGTGATGCCGTTATAGCATGCGATGCAGTAAGTTGATTTATGGTACCTTGTGGTGCCACAAATTCGGATGCAGATATATAATTACTTGAACTAATTACACCACTTGCAGTTGTAGGCGCTTGTAATATGAAGTTTGCATTGTTTCTTAATAGTAATGTGGTGGAAAATGAACCGATAGTTCTAAAATCATAATAACCAACGACCTGAACTAGGTCACTACCATCAACTTGCATAAATGATTTAGTAGAACCATCTCTTTGAAATATAAACTGAGAACCAAATCCACTACCCGATTTGTTTAGAATTAATTTTGGTTGGGGGCCATTTAATACAACATCAATCCTATCACTATCACCCGTTGTAGATATATCTAAATATGCTCCATCACCCTTTGAGGCAGATGGATTAATACTTTGAATTCTAAAAATACTTTCTGATAATGAGATTGATGATGTGGTTAGTGTTGGTGCTAATACACTTAATGAACCAGTAATTTGCACATCGTTGGATGATGTAATAAACCCACTACCCTCGTACCAATCTGTATCACTACCCCCGGCTGCATTTTCTACGTATGATGCGGTTAAAGCGTATGATGAAGATATTGAAGAAGATACATTATTAACTTCAATATCAAATGTAGAACCATCTCCTTTTGTAAATGTTACAATAGCATCAGAAATGGATGCTGTGGTTAATAATGATCCTGTATCTTGTAAAGAACCACTCGGACCCTGCGCGCCTGCTGGTCCAGCAGGGCCTTGTGGTCCTTTTGTTACAACAGTTACTACTGTGATATTTTCGGTGCTAGTTGATACTGAATTGGTGTTATCTCGAATCATACTTTATATAAGTATCATAAATTGATATTAAATTACATTTCGTATTAAGTAGATGAAGATGTAACAATAAGAGCTATTGCTCTCTGAAAGTTTGGTAGATATACACTAGCTGTTGAATTTACAACAGTACCAATAATAGTATCACCTTCGATAGCAGTATCTACGTTAAATACTCTAGCATCAAAATTACCATCAAAAGAAACCGGAACACTCGCAGTTACACCAACTCTTATTGGACATTCTGATGATGCGGTTAGGTAATAACCACTTCCTATGTCAGCACTACCACTTTGTATGTCAAATAAATATACAGCAGTTCTATTTAAATTTTGCATACCTAGTGCATAATAATACCCACGAGCATCAGTACTCTCAGAAACAATCCCAACATTATTGATTGGAGTATGAACTTCTGTATGGAAACTTGCAGATTTAGCAAATCTGATTGAGGAATAATTTAAGGCAGGTGTATTGAATGTTGCTAAATGACCATGAATATCCCACGAACACCCAACACCACATGCGGCAGAAAATGCGTTTTCCCAATACGCATGTCGGTCGTGTAGGGCTCTGGTTATTCCAAATAAATCTGAACTCTTATCTGACGCACCGGGTACATTATCTGAAATCCATTGACCATTACCTAAAGAACCATTGATGTATTTTTGTGTGCTTAAATCAACATAATTAGATTGTGGATGTGTATAATGATTATAAACGGCGTATAAATTATCGGCGGTTTCTCCATATGGGCTAATACTAATTACTTTAGATTTAATAGGTGGATTGTGATGAAGGTGACTGTTTGTTAAATCCATATTTACACCATCATGTTGTGATGTACCAGTCCCACCATCCCCAGTACTAATCCACTGTCCATATGGGTCAATCGAATTCATATAATTTTTCAAACCTTCATACCAAGAAACCAAATCATCACGTCCATTTTCGAGAAGTTCATCATAATTATGCCCCCATAAATAAACTTCGGCACAAAGTTCTCGAACCATCCAACTTGTTCTATATCCCCATCTTGCAATTGAATATCTTAATGCATTTTTAAAATATCCAGTTGCAGTATCATTGTATATCAAATCTCTTGGGTGGTCTAAAGGACCACCATTATCAGAATACCAAATTGAAGCAGACCAATTTGTATTCCAAGATTCCCGTTGTTGTTCAGTAAATGTGCTAGGGGCCCCATCCCAAGTAAGTAGCATTTGATTCAACCCACCACGGTGAAAAAATACGTTCCATTCATTCATTCCATATTCTTCACACGCATTCATCAGCAAGTTTATAGTATTTGCCGCATTTCTATCGATTGTTCCTGGAATTCCTGAAGGGGCTGTGTTGTTTAGTAGGTGAAGGTCATTACTAAAATTGAACCTCAAATAATTCCACTCATTTGGATACATAGACATAGAAGCCAACAAGTCTACATATTCATTTATATCAAAGTTTTCTTCAGAATCATCAATAAATGATGGGTCGTCTGGATCTAATAAATTCAATCCATATTGGCCATTAAATCCGGCTGGGTAAAATGGTTCACCACCTTTTAGTGCTAATTGAGGTTCGGTCTCATGGTCTCTTATAAAATCATCCATTGACCAACCTTGATTATAATCAACTAAATTATTATTTATTGGTATTGAAGTTCCATCAAGTTGTAAGCTCATTGTATATCCACCATTTGGAAATCTGGTGTTTGCACGATATGTTGTACCAGTACCATCATAGTAAAATGGGTGTTTGTAAGTTACACCACTTGCTGAAGTAAATGTGGCAATAAATTCCGCATCATCAAAGTTACCATTATAATCACCATACTCAAATGATAAAGGTAAGTATTCATCAGATTGTACAGACCCCTGTGTAAGGTTAGGGGTGTTTGAAATGTTAGATATGGTAGCCCCTACTATTGTAGTTTTTCCATTTGAAATTACTATCATTCTGATTAAACACTTCCTGAATTTATTACGGATACCCACCCAGTACCTGTACCCACCCCGGCTTGTTTGAATCCATTTACATATGTAAGTTCAATTAATCTAGTATCACCAGTGGGTACATTATAATCAACTATCCCAGTTCCATTTGAAGCAGAAATGGTTATAGAACGTGGTGCGGTACCAGGACCATCAGATTGATAGTATATTATTTTAAATGATAATCCATCATGTGTTCCATCGAGTGATGATGGTAACTCTATATATGACTGTTGATTATTAGTATCCTGCTGAATAAACTGATAATAATTAGAATCTAATGTTATACTTGCGGTATTAGCTCCGAGATTAACGGTTGTGGTACTTGGTAACTGAATAGACCCATTGTAAAACCTACTACCAGTCTCATTTATTCTAAATCTATTATTTGCAGCTAACACATCTTTTAACGTAAAGTCACCATTGATTGTGGTAGAACCGGTTACGTTGATTGATTGACTGACAAATACCGAAGTGTTTCCAACACTAAATAAAGTCTGACCAGATGTATTTTGAACATCTAAAAATGTGTCATTAACTACATCTTGAACTCTAAATAAAGTCTGACCAGATGTGTTTTGAACTCTAACAATATTTGCACCATCACCAACCACATTGTGCGACCCAGTTACACTCAAAGAACCTGTAATTTGGATGTTCTTTGATGAAGATGCATAACTTACACCATCAAACCAAATATTATCCGAGGATGGTGTTGATGAACCAACAACCCCCGCAATATTGTTTATGAAAAAGTTAGGGGGTACTATTATCCAATTTGCACTATCATTTACATTTATATCAACTCCATTTTCAATTCTAAGAGCATCAGATATAGATAACCCACTACCACTCGTTATGGTTACATCAGTAGATACCACATCCTTATAAATATAAACTGCAGTATCACCAATAGAAGAGCCAGTTGGTCCAACTGGACCTTGCGGTCCTCTTGGTCCCGGCGTGTTTATTGTAACAACTCGTATATTGGCGTTATTAGGCGTTATACTTGTACTCATTTATTACTTATTACGTTTTCGCCAAATTGAACAACGGCTCTAGTAAATACCTTTTGACTTTGTTCTTGAGCGGCTTTTTGTATATTTTCTGGAATGATATACCCACGTAAGGTTAAACTAAATGAAGTTCTAATTGCTCGGTCTTCACCCTGTGCAACTTCAGTTGTATTACTGAAACTATCAATTCTTGTTGAAAAAGTAAATCTATCTTGGTCGCCCCAAAAACTACCCTCCGCATAATTTATAGCTTCAATCAATTTATTCATTTGACCTATAAATTCAGTCCAAACGATAAAATCATAACCAAGTGTTACGTAATCAGGTATGACAATTCTATGCAATTCTTGAACCGGTTTCCTCCCAATCAAACGGTCCAATGCATCATATCGATTTACTGAAGTAAATGAATTTTTAATATATTGATGAATTTGTGGATTATTTGCATCCAAGTTTTTTGTAATACCCCGTTCCTTTTCAATATTAGTACGTTTATACATGATAAGTGGTATTTGAATTTTACCATCTTTATCACGATGAAATATACTTTTTTGAACAGATTGCCACCTTTCTGGGTTACCGTATATAATAGGAACTTTTATTGATTCATTGTTATGGTCAAGTACTTGTGGTTTAATCACATTTTCAATATAGTACTTGATAGCCTCATCATGTTCGTATAAACCAACACCAATATTAGCCACCTTGTCGTTACGTTTTACGACATTGGCTCTATTGATTGTACTACTTTTAGGTTTTTTTGCTGTTGGTTTCCTACTCATGAGTAATATAAGTCGTTTGGTTTGTTATCAACAACACCCACGTTAGTGCGTTCTGTTGAAAGTTTGGTTCTACGTGAAAGATGTGTTGAACAAATGATAGAATGATTTCCACCAAAAGAACCACCAATATGGTCAGTTTCTGGGTTCTTACCAACTACAAATTGATTTTCTATAATACCATCAACTTCCCAGAAGTTTTCATTCCACTTAATGATATCACCAACTTCCATAACAATGTCAGCATCATCTTTAAGTGTGTCACGTAAAAATGAAAATGTAAGCGTTTGAGTTACATCAGGTCCAAATTCATCACTATTCCAAGATTGGTCATCTCGTGTGATTAAACAAGGTACTCTTACTGGATTTTTATAAACCTTTTCTCGGGATTCACCGTATACATTTTCTTGAGTATGGTCAAGTGCAACCTTATAAACATCAACGGTGACATCAATTATGTCGTTAATGAGTTCTTTGTTCAAATTTCTGAACAAATTTATATCACGAGCCTCACCATAAAGTGCCATAAATTACCCCAGATAAATTGAAAGTGGAATTCTATTCATTGTTTCTTGTTGAAATTCACTTTCTTCTTTTTGACGTTCTAACATATTTCTACGTGAATTTGCTTCTAAATCTTCACGAAGTTGTGTTATTAAGTTTTCCTTATCAGTACTTGCCTCAGTACGAAGTGTATCACCATCTAAGTTAACTTCTGCTCCAGGAATTGGAATTGATGCATACTTACTACGTACAATTCCCAACATTTCTTTAGCAAGTGCAAGAGTATATTTACGAATCCATTGTTTTCCTGGCGAATTTATCTGAGTATACACCATATTATCATAAGGTGCATTTGACATATCACTTACCTCACCATATCCACCACTCGGTCCATATGGATTACTTCTATCAGAACTTACAATATAGTGAAACCACATTTTGTAACTTGTACCATTACGTGGTTTTGGGAAAATAGTGAGTTTGTTGTTTTTGATTTCAAAACTATAATGAGAACGTCTAACCCTATCGTTAAATTCAATGGATTGCATTCTAAGCAAATCATCATACATAGGTAGTAATAGATAATTGACAGCGGGAGAGTAATTTCCCCACCCAAAGGATGCCAACATCTGAGATGTACCATATCCAGTACCAACATAAGGATCGAAAAATCTACTCAGTGCCGGCGATGATTGATAGAATACTTTTTTAACTTCAATACGATTTCCACTTTCACTAACATCTGACCAAAGTGTTTGCAAATCATAAACTTGTTTACCACCTATAACATCAATAGAACCACTCTTAAAATCAACATACCCACCAACATTTCCCTCAGTACCATAAGTTTGACTTAATTCAATAATTCTTGATAAATTTGGAACAACATTTCTATGAGTTGCATTTGAACCTGTAGATGAACCTTTTAAGGTCAACAAGTTTTCTCTGATATTAAATTGATTTACTTGCGAACTATATTCACTAACGGCTTCCTCAAAACAAGCATAAAATGATTCTGCATTTAATTCAACATTAATAATCGGGTATCCCAATCTCTTAGCACACCAAACTGAAACCTTTTCAGCATCATCTTGGAATTGTAAATCAGTATCATAATACCCAAATGGAGTATCACCTGGGAAAAATGATGAAGAACCTGGCCAGATTGGTTTTGGTACTGCCATTAGTATGTTACCTCCTTAGATAGTTTTATTTTTCCTTCCAAGATACGATTTACATAAGCACATGCACCAGACCCACTAACAATCTCAATATCATAGTAGGCTTGGTCAAAATTAAATTGACTTGATGATGCAGCAGATATGTAAACTCCAATACTTCCAGAAGACTTTGGTAAAGTAACTGAACCGGATACAGGTGTCATATTCAACCCAGTACCACATGGTGTTAACGATGAGCTTAAACTTGCATACAAAGTAGTTCCACGTTTTTGATTTCTGATTTGCATTCTTGATTGATAATCAGTTAAATCAACTGGATTACCATTAGAATCTTTATAATCAATTCTAAAATCAACGGTACTACCTTGTTCTATTATAAATGTGTATTGTCCTGCTGCCATAATTATTCTTATATAAATATCAAGTATTATAACAAATCTAATTGATATTTAAGATTTCCACAATCCCATATTCTATCATATCCGAGTTTTTGCATGTTTTGCCATTCACTTAAATTGATATCACCTCCAAATTTAGATACAATTCTATGCTTCGTGAAATTATATCTATGCATTCTAGTTTTATAATTTGGCATATACCAATAGCTAGGTTTACTGATAGACATTAGTTTGAAACCAAGATTTGTATAAAGATTGTTATTTTTACCAGTCCATCTCAAATCAGCATATGAATAAATTGTATTTGGGTTATATACATTTATAAAATGTTTCAACAATTTACCTGCTGCACCAACACATCTATAATCTGTGTTTGTAGCAAACCTAACTAATTCATACGTATCATTTTTTGATGTAGACCCCAATGATATTCTTGGTTTTGAAAATGACATAATTGCAATTAAATCATCTGAATATGATAATCCATAACATATGCCACTTTTATCACCACCTTGTATGTGGTGTTTCTCTAAAAACTCAATTCTATCTTTAGAACTAACTGATACTACTTTTGTGTTTCTAGCGTATATCGATGGTACATCACTTTTGTTAAAAATATGTAAAAGTTTTTTCTTAACTAGTTCTGTGTTATCATTCCATTCATCTTCAAATATGTGAATAAGCTTAATATCATTATCATTACAAATATTTGTTTTGTTTAAATGATATGATTTGTGCTTGTTTCCAAACAACTCCGAGTGCCATAATAACCCATTTACTTCAATTGCAATTCTATAGTCAGGTGTGTAGATATCTAATTCAGTTCCCAAACTTTTGTAAGTGGGTATAAATTTTATATTGTTTGATTCTAAAAAATTACAAATGTCAATTTCTAATTTAGACCTGTAAGTCCAATTTCTGGTTGCATTTGTATTGGTGGCTATATCTGATAATTTATCTGAAGTATGGTCACAGACAATGGTATCACCAAATCTCAATTTATAATCATCTTGTGTAATTCCATGTACTGATTTGCAATGAGAGTTACTAATAGTCTTATAATAATTTCCACACAACTTACATTGAATTCCTTTCTTTTTCTGAATGGATTTTTTGGTTTCCACATTAAAGTAATGAAACCATAATTTAGATTCACTTGGGAATTTTTTACAATATTCAGTTGGCGTAATACCATGTTCTTGCAAAATGTGTTTAGTGAATGCGCCTGATTTATTATTTACATCTACAGTACTGTAATTGCACATTTTACAATTTAATTTTGGAGTTGGTGAAATATCTACCATTTCATAATAGTCCATGAAATTTTGAAAATTCTGAATAGAATGTTCTTCACTCAAGTGTTTGGTTATAGTCCCGCTCTTGTTTAAAATATCTTTACTTTTTTTATTACATAACTTACATACTAACATTTTGTTTTTAGGATTCTTTGACTTAGATACCCTACCTCTATTGTAATCTTTATCTGAGAATTTGCATTTGTTAGAACAATATATGCGATTCTTAGGAATTTTCACATTACAAATTTTACATGTATTTTTCATTTCACACCTTTGTTTGGTATAATTATACATATAAAATACAAAAAAGGTGGGAATAATCCCACCTTTTTTTTAACCTAATACGAAGTACTAAATTTAGAATGAATCTAAACCAGCGATGTAGATTTTACCGAAGAATTCGGGACGAACTACCTTCTTCGCATAACGTGTCATGACCCCTTTACGTGGGGTAAAGTTAGTTGGGTCGTATACAAGCGGAGTCATAATCAATGGAATGTAAGGAGCGTATACAGCACCAGTTTCCAAGAATTGAGTTCCACGGAATCCCATCAATAGAACGTTGTCTAAGAAGTATGGATTCTTGTAGATAGTGAATCTGTTTGCAAGTGTACCAACTTTAGCAACACCCATTGCATACTGTGTTTGGTCACCAGTGGTGTCTACAGAGTATCCTGGGATTGATTCCAAAATAGTACTTACTTCAGGAGAAACAACGATGAAGTTTGCCTGCCCACGCATGGTTGACTGGTAAATCTTGTTGCTTAACTTCTGAACTTTAGTACCTAGAGTTTGGAACCAGCTTTGTTGGTTGTATGCTGCGGCGGCCGCTCCAGTAACAACACTAGGAGCAGATGCACCGGCGGCAATTACTTGACCGATATCGGCTGACCAGTTGTCTGTGTGAAGAGCGGCTTGTTCAATCATACCAAGAATTTCAAGGTCGATTTCCATTGCTACATATTCTGACAACATGCTTGTCAATTCTGCTTCAGCATCGATGCTGTGATAGGCGTTCAAGTCCTGAGCGAATTCAGGTGACCAAACAACCTTTAGTTTTCTTGTTTTAGCAACGATGGCTTCTTGACGAAGTTCAACGTTGATTTCAGGAATGTTAAGGTTAGTACCTGAAGATGGACCTTCGATTGGGTTTGTATCTTCAAAGTCACCGCGAGCGTATGAATTCAAAGTGTTCTCGAAGTAAGTTACCTGAACTTCAGTAGGAGCAGATGTTGCTTGGATGAACAACGAGCAAGATGCAGGTAGATTTTCATTCTTGAAGATTCTAGTAGCGGTAGTAGCACCAGTACTAATGTAGTTGTACTCACCCAAGTTGTTGTTAGCTGTAATACCTGAAGCAGTTGCTACAAACATCTGAACAGCGGCAACATCAACAGCAGTACTCAATGCAGTGGTTGGGAATGAAATCTTGTAAGTCTCAACACCACCTGCACCACCATCTGCGATAGAAGAACTTAACTCAGCATCGAATCCTAACTCAGCCCAAGATGCGGTAGCAGATGTAATAAGTGATACAGTAGCGGTTTTCTGCTTGAGGGAGTAACCACCTTTGTTCTTACCGTAAAGACCACCAGTTGGGGTTGATGATGAAGAAGTGTTACCCATGATATCACCAGTAAATCTACCAGCCGTATCAGGACCACCATACTTGAAGTCTAAGTAGAATACTAGACCTGAAGGAAGGTTCATTGGTTGAACTGAAACAAATTCTTTGGCGCTGATTTGACCGAAGATACGACGAACGAGTGGAAGGGCAACACCATTCCAATCTTCTCTAGCTTCACCGGCACCAGCATTTGTAGTACTTGCCTCATAAACCAATTGACGTGCTTGGTTCTCTAAAAGGATAGCAGTGTTATGGCGTTCATATTCATGCTCAATTCCTTCTAAGAGACCACTCTTTTCCCATTTGTTAACGAATGCACGAGTTTCTTCACGCTGTTGGCGCCAAGTATTATTAGCATCGTTAAGCAAATCTGAAATCATTTTATTCATAATAAATCTCTTAACGTTTTTAAATTAAAGTAAACCCGCAAGTTTTTTCATGCGGTCTGCAAAATCACCAGATTCATTGATGATTTCTTTTTTTGGTTTTGTTGAACCAACTGCCTTAGATGCTAATCCTTCAGCGATATTCTTCTTACCAGCATTTACCTTTAGAGATTCAGTTAAAGTACTGTATACCAACTTGATTTCTCTAACAGTTTGTGCTCGGTCAAAGTTTTCAATCACTCTGATTTTTTGCGATTCACTAAGGTTGAAGTTTCTGAATAGTTTGTTTGAGTAAAGAAGTTTTGCATTTAAGATGTTTACTTCAGTAAGTGTTTCCTTTAGTTTAGCGATAGTTGAATATGCTTCTTCGAGTTCAGAATTATCTTCTTCCTCTTCATACATATCATCTTCATCTTCTTCGGATAACTCACGGATAATCTCATCTAAATCCAGCTCTCCATCTTCCTCTTCATACATTTCATCTTCATCAGATTCCAATTCACGAACTAGAGATTCGAATGCCTCATCTTCCTCCTCTTCTTCCTCAATGGTGTCATCTTCCATTTCGGCTTCAAGTTCTCTAATGATTGATTCTAGTTCCATGTCATCTTCATCTTCTTCAGAATCCATTTCATCTTCCTCATCAGCGTCATCCATAGCATCCTCCATATCATCAACAACATCTTCTACATCAGATTCCATTTCATCAGAAGTTTCTAACTCATCTTCGAATTCTTCTTCATCTTCTTCTGAAATCTGTGCACTCAACATTGACTGAATCTTTGGAGTGAATGCTTCTTCCAACGCTAACTTAGCGTTCGCAATTGCAGTTTCCCTAACAGCCTTAGCATCGGCAATTGCCTCTTTTAATAGGTCTTTTGACATATTAAATCTCCTTAAATTTGTATTTGGAAATATAGCTATTAGGAGCTACAATAAAAAATATAATAAAAATGTGATTTATGTCATATTCGTGACAACATATTTTTCACATTACATAATATAAATATACAGATATTTTTCAAACCTCATTTTGGTTTGGGTATAATCATGTATTTATCCGACCAACAGGTAGACCGTTTTCTTTCTCGTTTAATCTTATCCGCTTCTAACTTTTGATAGTATTTTGCTTTATTCATCTGTTTACGATTTTCTACCGATGGCTTCACATACTGCTTTCTGTTTTTAAGATTCATTATAGTATCTGAATCTCGTAATTTACCTTTCCAGATTTTAATAGCCGTATCTAATCCATCCTCTGGAACTCCTACTGAATTTGGAAATCCGTACAGGTCATAACTTTCAGGTCTCATAATTTATTAATTTAATATGTAATTTATCATTTGATTACATCAATAGATGCATGTTCAACGGTTTGCTCGTTTTATTCTAGTTTTCGCCATTGTACTTAAAAAGTTAATATTAGCGTCAGCTATTTGTTTTAACCCATCAGCTGGGATATTATCCATTAAATTTACCATTCTTTTATACTGTGATGAATTTGGGTCTACTTTTGAAATTTTGCTAAACTCATCTTTCAATCTACCAAGTTGGGCACTACTAAAGAAAGCTTCTGTAATGGTTTCTTCATTGACCGATTCAGTTTTTTTGGCGATAACACTCAATTTGTGTTTTAAATATTCATCACTATCATCTACATCACCATCATTGTCAATATCTTTATCTGGTAAATCCTCAAAATCTTGCTCTGCTTCTTCATCATCTATGAAATCGGTATTTTCTTTGATTTCATAATATTTACCCAATCTATATCCAATATCTTCATACAATGATTCAAGTCTTTGTTGAAGTTGGATTACTTCACCGGCAGTTTTCTCAAACATTTTGGTGGCGTTTTTAATTTCCTTTACATCTCTGTTTACAGTAACATAATCAAACCAATCGGCAGTTTCTTGTAGTACCAAATTTGAGGCTTGTTCACAAAGTTCATTTATTTCAGAAACAACTCTTTTCAATTCATCAGTACGATAAACGCGTTCACCAAACTTAGAAAAGTTTGAAATACGTTCCATAATACCACTTTTTTCTTCTTCTGTTATATTAACTTTATCCTTTGATTCAGTTAATAGTTTTGATAGTTTAATCATATTTAAATTTTTCTTTTTGGTAATGCACATTTACAAGTCAAGTCGCAAAGAATATCACCAACAATTTGTTCTACTCTTTTATATTTATTTTCCACTATATTTTCTACGGATTCGTTAATCCCCTTTGGATACATAAAAGCTCCATGTGTACTTGGATTACTTACAAAATCCCAACAAACAAGTTCAAAATCATCTTTTACACGAACTTGACCAGACTCTTCGATTTGTTCAACAGAACCCATACCCCTAGAACTAATTCCCAAAGTAACACCACTTTTTAGTAGTTCTTTTAAAATATTTCCAGATGGAGTTGGCAGTATTTCAACTTCACCAACTACATCATTACCATCCCACCAAACCTTTTTTACATTGTGTGATACATTTTTTAAGTTTACTACACTAGATTCTGGATGGTCCAATTCACCTAATGCCCTATTTTCTTTGATTTCACGTTTGCTGTATTTTTCTACTTCACGTTCTAATATTTCTTTTGGATAAACACGACCATTCTGATTAGCGGCTTCTGCTCTTTGCAAAACACCAGTAACAATCACCTTACCATTATTTCGAGCTTCAGACTCTGAAATAATTTTTGGTGATATTTCAAATATGGTATAGTCTACTAAAAGTTGCTTCATGGTTGTTTCCATACGGTTCTTTTTATGTAAAGATCAAAAAACACATTAGCTATCTCCCTACGTATAATCTTACGTATTAACTCTTTATCGGCGTTTGTCAATCCTTCTTTAAGTTTAGATTTCATTAATGAAGAAGTGGATTACGTGTGAATATATAGCAACTATTGGCTTCACTAGGCGTTGAACCTGATATTTTAGCGATTGATAACTCGTGAATGTTTAAACCAGCTGCACCGGCCGCGCCTTGTTGTTTAACTGCTAAGACAGATAATGGTATACTACCGCCGCCAGTTAATGTTACCACATCTGTAGATGTATACGATGATGAAAGTCCTGGAACAATAATACCACCAATAAAATCGGCACTACCAGTAAAATCTAATTGACCACCCTGCCATTTAGTAACTGATATGTATTTTCCGGGGTGTCCGTATTTTTGAAATCTATCTCTTGACATATTAAAATTTTCTTATTTTTTCAACAAGGTTAAACATACGTTCTGAAATCTTTTTTAGGCGTGCTCTTGATGATTTCCAATAAGAATTTGAATCAACTCCAGTTTCACTTTTAAGTTTTAGATTTTGGTTGACAATTCTTTCAATTTCGTATATTTTACTATTTATTTCCTTAATAGCCATATTGACTTTTTTCTTTGAGTTCATTGAGTCATCACGTTTGTATTCTCTGTAATTCAATTCACTCAAATACATAGTTTTTGCTAACTTTTTAAACTTAGATTCTGGAACACGTGTGTATCCAGCCTTTTCAACATCATCATCATCCAACTCACCAAACGCATATTTACTGTCATATGCACCTGCACCGGCTGAAGTTGATATTTCATCAACATCATCACTTTTACCAAATTCTATTATCCAAGAATTTTCAGTTTCCTCAACACGTTTAATGTGTTCTTCCAGCTTTTGTATTGATTTACTTGATGACATTTTTTAACTCCTTTAGTAATTCATATCCACGCATTAATGATAAGATGTGTTTATCTCTAATCACATCATCACCTCTTATATTTGCAAACTGAGTTATTACTTCCTTTAATTTGATTTTAACAACCTTATCATCCACTTTTTGTGAAAGTACATTCAATGATTTGCTAATTTTAATAGTGGTATTATCAATAAACTCCTTTAAGTTTGGGGTGTTAGATACATTATTAATATATTCTCTAAGAACTATTTTTTGATTGCCATCTAAACTACCATACTTTTCATTGAACTTTTCCAATAAAACTTTGTATGCCAATAATCTCAAATCTTTATCTTGTTTACTGTATTCTTCTATTACATCATCTTTAACAGATTCATTGGATGGTTTTTTTCCAATCATAGATTCTACAATTACATACCTAGAATTGATTTTTTGAACTGGAGAATTGAATGCATTTTCAAACATCCTATATATGGATGCGTTTAACTTGTAATTTGAAATTTCTGTTTTGAAAAACAATTCTTCATTGAAATTACTTCTAATTTCCTTTATCAAATTGTACTTTTGCTTCCTAAGTACTGATTTGTTCAATTTGCCCCATTCTTCAACTACGGCATCAATAAATCGATTTGCCTTTTCTTCGGTTTTAAATTTACTTTTATGAATGGCTTGATATAACAACAACTCCCGTTTTATGGTAGTGTTTTTCTTAAAATATTCTTTTACAATACGTATGGCTGGTGAATTTTCCACACCATCGAGTGTATCATTAGTTATTTGTCTAACCAACAACTCGAATAATATACCAGTATTTTTATATTTTTTGTGTTTAGGTTTCATTTAATTATAAAGATTTCCTTTATATAAGTATAAGATAATTTATTAAATATCATTAATTATATTATCTTCACTTAACAAACTTTTAACATTATATTTTTCACCGCCAAATAATGATTTTACCATTTGAGCCTTTTCACCAAGTGTTACGGTTCTATCTCTATTTTTCACATCCCTACGTCTAGTTTGACTGCCCAATGGGTCTCTACCTCGGGCTGAATCTTGGGTTCCGTATTTTTTACCTTCCTTTGGCCTACCTCCAAAGTCAACATCTTCATCGAAAGTTTCATCACCCCCCTCATCGGTATCATCTGTCGGACCGGTGGGTGGGTTTTTGGGGTCACTACCCTCACTTTCAATTTGTTGCAACCTAAACATAGTTTTAGCATCCTCAACTACATTGGCACGCTCTCGTTCACGTTCATCATCGCTCATTTTCCAAACATGTTCGTAAATCCAATTTTCAGAAACCATCTTGTTATCCTTTAAATCGCTAGCCAATTGAGTTTTCTGAGACCATAGTTCAATCATTTCCTGCTCGTGAATTGTAGATGAATTTGTTAAGGTAATCTCAAAATCTACCAAATCGGCATCAGTATATCCCTGTGAAAAAAGGTGTACGATTGCTATTTTGGTCAATTCACTTATAATTATTTTTTGAATACGTTCAATGGTTCTAGCAAATCTAACATCTTGTGCAGCAAGAGTTGCTTTACCTTCAACTCCCTCTTCATATCCAATAAAAGCTTTTGGTACTTTTAATGCAGCAAACATCTTTTCTTTCAAGTAATTGATATCATCAATACCAGTCCATTCCATACCACTTAGAGTATCAATCTCAGTACCACTTTGGCCACCTCTGACCGGAAGATAATAATCTTCCATCATATTTGTTAAATTATATTTTAAGTCATACTGACCAGTATCTCTATCCAAGTAAGGTTGTTTTTTGGTTTCATTAACAATTCTTTGCATGTATTGTTCAACCTCATTTGGTGGTATATTACCGATATCAATTTTAAAGATGCGTCTTTCTGGCGCTCTCATGATACGATGTATCATCATAGCGTCTTCCATAAGAGTTACTTGCTTCCATATTTTACGAGCTGGTTCAATCATAGATTTACCGTATGGTAAAAAATTGGTATCTGATATTAATCTAAAATGCCCTATTTCGTAATTTTCATAATACTTTTCACGTGTCATAGAATTACCCATAGCCATACTCTGACCACCAACACTTGGATCATGTTTAAATCTAACATATTCAGGGCGTTTAGGGTCAATCATTTCCTCACGTAATATCTCATATGTGGAAATAGGAATTACATTTGTAATACCCAATTCTTCTGTGATTTCCAATTTCAAATAAAAATCACCATACTTACACATATTACGAGTCCATGGATATAGATTAAATTCTATATTCAATATATTATAAAAAAGATTATTTAATGTTTCTTCAATTTCACTTTTTGAACTTTGAATTTTAATAACATCTCCATATTCATTTTTTAATGTGGATTCTTCAGCATAGATATCTAAAGCAGAAGCTATTATTGGATCTTGGTCCATAGCCTCATAATCATTAAACAAAATCAAACGTTGTGTGAAATAGTTTGCTTGTTGATTGTACCCAAGTGTCTGTGAACTCTGATACAATCTGTTGTACCTATCTACTAATCTGTTAGTAGCCAACCTATCTGTAGCTTGTACTTTGTTTATATCAACTACTTTAATGCCACTATCACCGCGTGTAATTATAGTAGATGTAGAAAATAAAGATTTAAGTCTACCAAAAAAAGATTTATCCGCCATAATGTTTTATTTTATAAAAGCCAATCCAAGCCTTCTCTTTGACCGTTAACATCCATACTCCATGGATTTGATTGGTTGCTTGGTGTAAACGATTTATATTGGGAAGTTCCTGTTTTGTGGAATAATTTAAGTGTGTTTCGATTGATTTCAAGTCCATCATTTCTCAACTTCAATGCATAATCTCTGACAAAAAGTCCAATAGAAAACGCCATAGTCAAGTCATCATTATATCCACGTTGTGCTTCACATTTGTTGCCATTCCAGATAAACACATACCATTCATCAACCAAACGTTTTGAACGAATAGTACATGCTTTCTCTCGTGTATAAATATCAAGTTTCGAAACCAAAAGTGGACGTGTTTTAGCAGATGTAGTGAATCCGGGTGTCATCTGAGTTTTATCTTTTATATCATACCCCTTTTTAAGTTGGACAGTAGCATCAGTTACACCTTCGTGTTTATACGTGTAATAAAGATTATTATACCCACGGTCTAACGCGGGTTGTATGGCTGCCCACCCAATATTTGCGTTTTCAATAACCAATAATGCATTATTGTATTCTGTGGCAATGTTTACCAACATATTACCATAATCCTTTGTACCAAGTTGACCACGATACTCTGCTACTTGTTTGCATGCTTCTGTATCAATTACATGGAATGCTGAATAATCACCCCCATCCCCTCTAGCAACGTCAGCTACCAACATATAGTCTCGTGTGTAGTCGGGATATTCCCATATCCACAATTCATCATTTGGACCACGTTTACCGATTGGATCTTCTACTTGAGTTGATTCAAACCATTGAATTAATTCACCATCAATAAGAGTATTACCCGAGCTTATAAACGAACAGTCACATTCTTGAGCGGCCATCTTGGATCCAAGTAATGAATCTTGCTCATCACGCCATTCTTGGTCACGGTCTGGGTGAACCGTCCAGTGTAACCGTAGTGTGTTAAATTCACCACCACCTTCTTCACCGGCTACCCATTGTTTATGAAACCAATTACCAGTTCCATTTGGGGTACTTAATGCAATACAACGACCACCAGTAGCCAATGTTTGTTGAGCGGCGGTCCATATCTCATCAATTCTATCAATAAAAGCGGCCTCGTCAAATACCAAAAGAGATAGTGCCTCTGAACGACCCGCGGTACCACTGGCAGATGATGCCTTTATCTGAGAACCATTTTTGAATCTAAGAGAAAGTTTATTATCTTCTTCAGTTTGATTTTTCAACCAACTGGGTAGATAATCATACATAACCCTAACCTTTGTAACCAAGTTTTTTGCAACTTCACGACTGGTGGCAATAACTAAAACGTTATAGTCCTCCACAAAAGTCATTTTCCAAAGAGCAAACCCGGCTACTAACGTTGAAATACCCAACTGACGGGATTTCAATACAATTTCATAACGATGTTGGTCAATATCAAGTAATGCCTTTTCCTGAAATGGGTAAAGATTAAATAACATCTTACCCTTAACAGGATGTTGAATATAACAATATTTCTTCATGAAGTATACTGGGTCAGCGGCACACTTCTTATATTCTTCTATAATAAGTTGTTTTATATTAACAGAACTTTTTTTTTGATTACTCATTATCCAGTCTCACCATTTTCCTTACGAGAACGTCGCTTTTCTCGTCTTGATAATCTATTACTTGGGTCGCCCATTTCTACCTCCGCATCTATTGTCTTGGTGCCCAAGTTTACCTTTTCGAAACTTCTACCTGCAAAATAAGCACCATACACAGTCATAAGTAACGTTTGATAAATGTTCTTATATGCCTCATCTAGTTCAAAATGCCCAACATTTCCATCGAAAAATGAAATAAACACAAAAACTGTTGTTAGGAAAATCAATACAATTGGTCTGATATTTTTGGATAATTTGTTATCCGATTTCATATCATAGTCCCAACGTTCACTTACTCTCAGTTCAGCATCACGTTCTGCCTGGAGAATCAACTCACGCATTTCAAGTTTTGCGGCTAACTTTTCTTCTTTAGTTGTTACCAAATCATCAACAAGCCCACTAACTTTTTCAAAAAGTTCTCCGGCCGCTCCTGTAAATATTTTATCTATCATGTTTTGACTTTCTATCAGTTAGTTTACAAACTTGCTTACCCAATATAACTGAGATAATTACCAATGTGAAAATTCCTATTATACTCATTTAAACAACTCAGTTATTATTTTAATTATCATACCAATTATAGCAGAATAAACGACCCAAAGAGCTTTTTGAACATTTTCTTTCCATGTAATTAGTTTATCTAAATCTGAAAGTTTCTCATCATGTTCTTTAATTTTATCGTCCATCTGTTTACGATGCCAAGAATTCTTATTTGTCTCTACAATGATACCATCATCTGGATTCAACAATCTATATTCTAGTTTTGAAACACTTTCCTTCAACTCATCTAAACTAGTTTTTAAAACAGTAAGTTCCCCATTAGGCAACCCACGTTTTATAACAGATATTTCAGAAACTAATTGTTCAATCAATTCCTTTTGTGTTGGCATCCGATTTCTCCTTGATATTGTTTAGTTTTTTATTAAAATCAGACAATAGATCTTCCTTAGATTTACCACCTGTCCAATTTTCAACATAACCAGTTTCTGTAATATACTTTTTAGTACTAGTGTCTAACCACTCTTCATATTCTTTTTTAATATCATCTAGCCAAAATTCAAAATTTTTACCCTGTAACTCTTCAACATATTCATTCCACTTACCATCTATTTTTAACCTAGTATGAAATTTGACGGTGCAATTTTTACACATACCTAATTTTTGCCAATAATACTTTGATAAATCATGATTCATGGGACCATCGCATTTTGGACATGAAATTGGAGGTATTAATTGTTTCCTGGCCAAATCCAATTTAGTGATATTTTGTTTGATACCGTTCTTAATAGTCCAAGTTTTACCGCGTTCTTCCCACACATCACCCTCTTTATATTGAGTATTAATTTTACTATACCCAGATTGAATGCGAGTTTTATCGTTGTAGTTACCCTTAACAATATTTCGCATACGCTTTACTTTACTTTCACTTATATTTTTTTTCATAACTATTATTTTACTTATTATCTATTGGTTTGGTTACTACATAATCAAACTTATTCATCATATCAAGTAGCTTTGATCCAGGTAAATCTACTTTAACAACATTTACTTTCATATTTGCATCATCAAGTATAAAAGCAAACCAACGATGGTGACCATCCATTAAATAATTATCTGAAGATACTATAATAGGTTTTTTAAGTTTAGTAGAATTAGATTTTAATAACTTATGTGCAATATCAACTCTAAGTTCGGTTTGAGCTGGTCGTAATTCACGAACATGAACTAATCGTTTCGTGAATTTAATAAGATTGTCCCTCAAATACCTAAAAAATGTAGTTTGATACTTATCTTCTATCTGTGGCATCATATCTCTAGTGAACCCCCAAATTAACAGGTGGGTAATAGATATCACCCCTTGTGTGAGATTTCCAATCAAACGATTCAAGTAATATGTCCTTTAATTTAATCAAAATTCATCAACCCGGTTATTTGATTTATGGGCGCGAAGGCTCCAGTCAATTTGTAGGTGTTACCCCTGTATACCATAACAATTCCCTCAGATGGAACTATCGCATTCCAACCACCAATAGCCTTTATTTTAGCTAACTGTTGGTCTATTCTTTTTAGTTTTTTCAAATCACCACCTTTACGAACATCTCTAATTGATTTTGCAACTGCATTTCGTATACCTTGAATAGTCTTATTTGGATTTGCAGCTAAGAAACCCTCCACATTTTTCAAGACCTCTACACCAAGTTCAAAAATAAGTGTTTCAAATGGGAACATATTTTTCTTGATTTGGTCTTGATGATTTTGCTTATCGAATTTTATAGCTTTTGCTAAGAGGGTTTCATCTGTGATATTTTTTTTATTTAAACGGAAACTCTTGTCACCAAAAGCCCATCGTGTAACTAATTCCATTTTAGTCCTATTATCAATGTTTGGAAACATCTTTTCCACAAACCGTTCCCACCATGCTTGATGATATTCAGATAATGTTGCGGTATCACTTAACTTAAATTCAGATTGTAATTTTTTAACTTTGTTTATGAAGTAATCTTGTTTTTCGGAAAAATCAGTACTACCCTTTAACGTCAATACGTTCGGTCCAATTATTGAAAAGGTTTTTTGCAAATTCGCATTGACTTGTTTTATCATACCGGCTAATATTCTGGCACCATCTGTTATCTCACCAGTTGGAGTGGAACCTGAATAACTCAATACATTGTGGAATTGTAAATATGGAGCGTCATATGAAATAACATTAGCTGATGGTGGATATATAATTTCCATATTTACCCAATTACCGCCATTAGCGAATATCTTCTCTTTTTGAGCGTCTGTTAGTGAACCAATAGCTTTTGATAAATCATTCATAGCTGAATTGAATGCTTTCTCAATATTACCACGACCTGCAAACTTAGCTGCAACAGCCTTAACATCCATACCACCCCTTTTCAAATCACTTGTGTTACGAGCGGCTCTCAATTTTCCATTAGCCCAAGTGATGAATAAATTTTGTCCATCCGTATTATGTACTAATATTCCATTTGCATAATAGCAATGTCTATCAGGAACTTGTATATCATAGCAAGTTTCTACATTTTTAACCCTTTTTATTGATTTTATTTTCAAGAAGAAGTCTCCATTGCTTTAATTCTAATGAACTCACACCCCAAGTAATTTTCTATTTCCCTCTGACGCGTTTTATCTTTATCTTTCAAATTTCCATCTATATCAAAATGATGTTTTTCATCGTACTCAATAACTATATTCTTCTCTTTGCTGTATCCATCCGCCCAATATCCAAGTTCTTTAATGTGATATTCTCCGCCATTTTCCGCATGTTGAAGGTCGGTTATGCCAAGTTCCCTTGCTTTTGATTCAAGGATGGGGATTGATGATGGATTGTAAGATGGAGATAATTGTCCAACGCAAGACTGTATATTATATATAGCAGATTTTCTCATTTTATTTTTAGTTTCCGATGAATGTGTCAATCCCAACGTAGAATGTCCATTTTCATTTCTCCACTGGGCTAAAGACTTTTTTATCTTGGCAATAACATCTGGATGCTTCCTGACATTATCTACCCCATACCGTTCCATAACTGTTTTATTTCTTTTTTTAAAAGGAACGGTTCCTTTGCATAATGGATTCGGTGCACCGAATCTATTTACATTAGTTTGTTCTATTCTTTTTTTATACAAAGGTATATTATGTGAAGTACTAATTCCTCTTATGTTAATATTATGCTTTTTAAGCATTCTATTTATTGCACTAGACGACCTAAACCCATTTTCATTCGCAATTTGAATAGCTGATTTCCCTTTCTCTACATATTCTTGATAGAGAAATTCTCTAGTAAATGTTTTATCTCTCCAATATATATAATCAGAACAATCTCGCATATGGGAACTAATACTGTTTGTAATCACCCCACAATAGTTACATTTTTTCATCATACTTATAAATATCAAATTTATTGAAAAAACAGATGGTACTCTAAACTATCTTAAGCTCATCATATTCTGTCAATTCATCAGCTCTCACAAATCCTTTATTCTTTACAAAAATCTTATGATTCGGAGTAACTTTTATTTCCTTTCCATCTTCTAACTCTATCACAATCCACTCATCTACCTCCCCATTATTAAACTTATGAACTATGGGCAAATATTCATTTTTATCATCTTGACTATTATACGCTAACACTGCATCATCCAAATCACCATCAACTACATCCTTAATTTTAGTAGGCCCCAACGTTTCAAGAAATAATATACTATCTCCAGATATACATTTTTCAGTAGTTACCTTTTCCATACTTAGATTACCTTGAAGAGATAATCTAATAATGTTCTTTATATCACCAAAAGTTAGATTGTTGTCATCGAACGGATGTCGCATGTGTCCGTAAGCCCCACCGCAAGTGAGTAATTGCTTGATATTACGGGGTCCAATTGGATGATTGGATGATTCTATATCAAAAATTAATTCTCGTAATGATATTGATGATTTAGTTCCCTTACTCTCATTCAATCGACCATGCATGATTTCAAAGTTTGAATAATGAGAAATTATTTCGACTGGAATATTTCTTCTAAATCCTTCTGATATTGAAAATTTGTGGTCCAAATGATAATCTCTACTCCGCTTTTTAGCATTTGGTATTTCTTTGAAGTATGTTTGATAATTTTTATTTGAAAGTATTCTAACCAATTCTTGATATCTTTCAAATTCATCACGCTCATCACCCCGTTTACTACCTCTAACTTCAGCTATTTTATCTTGAGTTTTACTATTACCAAACCCATATTTCTTACCAGTCACCGATCGTTTTTCTCTCAATAATGGGTCTTTTTCATATGCCTTTCGAACACCATCCGATACCTTTTTTCTGTTTTCAGAAGAATGCATCGCATTATTTTCAGACATTTTTTTCTTAGTTTCATCGCTTGCGATTCTGCCAGTAGAACCAATTCTTTGGTTTTCTCGGTATTCATCTGTGGTTACACTTTTTTTATGCGTTTCCCTAACAATGGGATTAGCCATCGGATTTTTATTACCTGTGTTTTTAGCGGAGTCTAATATAAGTGGTGCATTTGGGTATTTATCTTTATATTCCGGCATAGTCATACCATTATGACTATATTTTAAATGTCTGTATTGAATTTGTTTCATCATACACCCACACACCATACATTGAACTTTACCAACATCCTCATCTGGAGTCTCTACTAAAAGACCCTCACCTAATAAATCATCTAATTCTGTATTTGGTTCATCTACATCTATAGAGTATTCAGCTCCTAAATAATCCAGAAATTGCATACCAACCGACCTAACTATGTTTTGAATATATCGTTTCCAAACTTTATATGCCGTCTTTGTAGATAAGTCATCTTGGTTAATTGTAGTTGTCTTACCTTGTACGCCGGCTGGAAATGTACTGGGTGACCTAGTTATATGTTGATATCTAGTTAACTCAGCTTCAAAATCACCATCACCACTTAGATAATTAAGAACTTTCATACCAAGTCGGTCGGCTATAGATTTTGTGGCACTCTTATAAGAAGATTGATTTTTATACCAAGTTTGTGGACCATCATCTACATCGCCAGCTTGAGAAATACTAGTAACGGAGGCTTCATGTAATGTATCTGTAAAGTCTGAGTTATTTATAAACTTTTCAATTATATCGTTCACCATTAGTTTGCCAGATATCATTTTATGGATACCAGCATCATACCAATCCATGATACCCTTGAATAATTTCTTAGATTCAGGTCCATCAGGGGATTGAGAAAGAGCTTGTCTAATCGTTGTGCCCGACATTTCTCCCACACCAGGTATGTTTAAGGATATATGAGGTGCAATCATTGTATAAGCACCATCTCGGTATCCAACTTCAGCCACGCCGCGCCACGGTCGAAAGAATTTACCACCAAGGCGTTCCTGGTCTTTCTTACCAACTATGAATACTACCGCAGTTGTTTTAGGGTCATATTTACTCAATACTTCTACTGCTTGGTATGGATTTTTTACCTTAGCTACTTTACTGATTCCGTGTTTGTTGATAATTTTTTTCTTTTCATTGAAGTTTAGAGGCGACTTTGGTAATTGAACTTTATCACTTGTAACAACCCACGCATCTCCGAATTTAGATTCAACCCATTTATATGTTTTTGCATGATGAGTGCCCATTGGTTGGAATCTACCAGGATACAATGCAACAATGTGCTTTATATCACCAGATAACTCTACTTCTAATAATTGATAAGCTATATATTCGCCTAAGTTCATTTTGTATCAATTTTCCTTAATTTTAGTTCATTTTCAATCCACTTTTTACCAATTGGGTTTTTAACTGGTGATTTTACAAACCTTTCTGCCGCACGAATCTTTTTTGCGTGCATTTTGTTGAAATCGCCGGCCTCGCTATTATCTACTATTATCATATCATTTCCAAAAAGAGATTGAAATTTTCCTATATTATTTTGAACATCTAGCCATCCCTTCTCAACCAAATCTTCAGGTAATGACCTATCACGGTTTGCATTTCTCTGTAGTGCTACCTGTAAACTTGTATTAACAAATACCATTGCGATATCATATCCCAACTCTTCAAGTCTTTTCTTGTCCTTTTCAATTTTAGCATAATCTTTACCAGTACCATCAATAATAAGTCCCAATTTTCCAGACTCATACATAGCACGTAATTTTTTGACCGTTTGTTTTGCTTTAGCACGAGGTGAATCTGGGCGTGTAGTGTAGTATTGGAAAATCTTATCAGTCATTTGACCTAATTTTTTTGGACTAACACCAACCTTTTTTAGCTGTTGTTCAAATGCAGGGTCACTATTGACAACTTTCAATCCAAGAGCACTTGTGCCCTTCATTATATTATCAACTCCAAATATTTGGTTTACTGAATAACTTTTACCACTACCAGGACCACCTGCGAGAAAAATTGCTTTTAAAATACCTGGGTCATATACACCTTCAGATACCACATTCTCTAACAATTTATAAATTGAAATCATTATTTATTCTCTTAGTATAATTTTATATATAAATATCAAGGAAACATCCAATTATCACCTACCATTATTATAGAAATTTCTTCATGATTATATGGACCATCTTTGGTTGTTAAAGCATCTATACTATTTGGAATTGATTCGGATTCCCACTTTACAACAACTGTATTACCATCTACTGAACGCCTAAGTGTATCTGCGCTTTCTTGTAAAATTTCACTAAAATCAATGTTTGGAACATCAGATGAACTGATAATCATATAATTTCTATTTGAAAATGTATTTAAATTCATAACATATATCTAGTTTTAATTGTGTTATAATTGTGTAATATCTCTTCATTGGTTAATGCTCTATCATAAAACATAATTAATGCTATATCACCATTCCAAAATCTATCTTCACTATTGTTATTATATCTGGCTCCAATTGTTAAATGTTCAAGTGAATTGTTTAATACACCTGGGGTTTGTCTGGTGTTGTATACACCAACCCCCCAATCAACATCATTTTTAAAATATGTCATACTATTATCACCATTCCATCTACTAGTTACAAAAACCCACGTATCAAGTGCTAACATGTTTGGGGATGAGTGGCTGTTTAAGAACCCTAAATTACCACGAATAAGAGTTCTTACAGACGCGTATGGTTGAGAGGCACCGCCTGGCCCACCTAATGAAAATGTTTGTGCTCCCGCTGTAAATTTACGAACAATTGAAACATCACCTGCCGATAAAATTGCAGATGAGCCGGGTCTAACAGCGGTATGAATGGTAAATGCCGGAGCCCCATCTTGAAATGTAGTATCTCCGAAATCAACATAATCATCTACCCCATCAAAATTCATGGTACCTCCAAAATCAGAACTATAAACTGGTGTATTTTGGATAGTACCATTTGAACCACCTGTTAAGTTAATAACAGATGTACCTGTGGTTGGATACGAAGTTGGGTCACTAAAATCTACCCACCACAATAAATTTGTCTTAACAACATCTAATTGTAAAAATCCTACAGGAGAAAACATTATGAAAAATCTTTTATAGATGTTAAAAATACATCAGTACTATCAAATGTAATAAGTGAAATTATATCAACGGCATTTGCTACGGCAGATGCACTATATGCAATTCCACCGGCAAATTTAACATTACTACTAAAACTAATTGTACCAACGGTTGCAGGTTGTGTGATTTTCACATTGATTGTTTGACCCCCAATTGGATTCGTTATATCTAAATGTGTGTCTGCAGATGAAGCTAATGTTAATGTATAAAAATTACCATCAGTACAATCTAAAGATGCCGTATTTGATGAAATGGATAGTGATACTGGATTAGATGTTAACCTAGAACCAGTTATAGATAAAGAACCAGTGATTTGTACATCATTGGATGATGTAATAAACCCAACACCTTCATACCAATCTGTATCACTACCTCCGCCACCACCTCCACCAGGTAGATTGGTCAATCCACTACCATCTCCAACAAATGAACCTGAAAATATTGATGCCGATATTGCACCTACAAATGTGTAGGAGTTGTTATTAACACCAAGTTTTATAATAGGAGTTTGAGAAAAATTAGTAAATGTAAAATAAGGGTCTCCCCCTATGTTAGCAAAAGAAAGACCTGCATCTTCATCAAATGATGATACAAATGCAAATTGGTCTGTATCTACTTTTAGTAATGGAGTAGATGTAGTATCACCTACAATTGAAGCATTTGATAATGTAATGTTTGCGGTAGTTATCAATCCATTTAGTTCTGCTAAACTTCCTGAAGTTATAATCTTTTTCCATGACATATTTTATGAGTTTTTAGTCATTCTTAAATATTCATTCTGCAACTTTGTTATGATTAATGTTAGGGTTTCTATATCTTTAACTTTAAATGTTGAATCTCCCAAATAAGTTAAAAGAAACACAATTTCATCGACAGTAAAAACATTTCTATCTATGAGTTTACCTTTTTGAAAGCCACCATTAAAATTTACAGCCATTTTTATGCAGTTCTTATAAAGATATCTTCAGTAGAGGTGTTAATCCAAACCTCCCCTATACCATAATCCCCCTCCCCGGCAGTTGGATTAGAAGTTTCTAATTTAGCAGTAACAAGATATTGTAATGCTGTAACTGATGTAGCGTTTGCTGCCACGGATTTTGCTACTGACCATCTTTCATCGGTTCCATCATGATAAATTGCAGAACCCTGCCCAGTAGTAGAACCACTTTGTACAAGTAAACCACCATCAACGGTACTAGAACCAGAAGCCGCGTATATAAATTGGTCTTCTACATTTAAATTGTTTGTATTTAATGTTGTAGTAGTTCCATTTACAGTTAAATCGCCAGTTATGGTAACATTGTTTTGGAATGTTCTATTACCTGCAATTGAATCTGCGAGTCCAATGGTATATGAAGGTGTTCCACCAAGTGCCTGAGCAACGGTTCCTGTAATATCAATTTCATTGGTAGTACCATTTATGGTAATTGTTGTGTCGCCCTCTACTGCCGTTCCTGATGTACTTCCATAATCGACAGACAAAGCGGTTCCACCACCACCACTTAATCCAGTCCCAGCTACAGAGGTATTTATTTGGGTTGCCGTAATACCATCATTACTTACTTTAACTCCACCTGCACCTACTGTTAAAGTTGTTCCATCTACTTGAACACTAACAGTTTGGGCTGAACTACCATCAAAAGTAAAGTCATTTATACCATTACCATCTGTTAACGAATTTGCAAGAGTATCGGCTGATATGTTAGTTAAACCAGTACCATCACCTACAAATGAACCCGTAAATGAACCTGTAAAACTGTTTTCACCAAGTGTACCTAATGAATCCGCAATTGCGGCGGTGTCTACACCACCATCTTTAATACTTATTGTTCTACCGGCGCTACCATTATAGGTTGTACCACTATTTAACTGTAAGGTATCGTTGTCAACGGTTAAGTTATCTAAATTAGTTCCCAAAGCCTTTCCACTAATAGTGGAATTTTCCAAAGATGAATTTGGAATTGTATCTAAACTAAAAGTTAAAGTATCACTACCAGCATCAGCCGATATATTTAAACCAGTTCCAGATGATGATGCAAATGTTAGATTATCCCGCCAACTATCTGCTAATAATTCAGTTCCATTAAATGATGCAGTTGCAAATGCTCTAATTGAATTTATTGCTGCGGCTGGTGTAAGATATGAAACATCATTGTTTAATTGTGATATGTTACTACCAGATACTACTATTTTTTTCCAAGTTGCCATAATTTATACTCTTTTTTATATTAATTTCATTATAATTCCTATTATAAATATAGGAAGTTTTTTTTATTGACCCACTCCCAAGAAAAATTCAAAACTTGAAGAATTGTAGTAAATAGCGCCTTCTTCAGCAGTGGGTTCTGTTTCAAAACTTTTTAAAACCAACAACCCTGAATTTTTTATTTTGAGTAAGGTATCATTTGAATTTTTGATTATAAAAATATCCTCTACATCAAATCCCATAGTATTGTTACTAGAACTTACTATAATGGGTGAGTTTAGATTTACACTACCAGTAACATTCAAAGAACCTGTGATTTCAACATCAGATATAGTTTTTAATCCACCAGAACCAGTTATTGCAAAATAACCATTTACAATTTCTATATTTTTATTTGTAATACGACGTGTTGTAGTTACACTAGATGGGTATGTTGCAGTTACGCGTTCGGCTGACAAAATACGTTGAGTACCAGCTGCGGCTTGTCTAACAAGTTGACCAGAACTAGTTTCATAGTAAACAACTGGATACCCATCTGTATCAGGTTCAACTGATGAGTTTTGATATAAGTTTTCAACAAAAATCTGCCCATTCGGATCACTTCCACTCAATACAATAGAAAGTGATGATGTAAGTTGATTATTTTCAAGTCTCCAATAATTCAAGTTTTGAAGGCCTAATAACCCAGGTATTGCATCAGAACCAGTATAGTATAGACGATATTTTGGATTACCAGTTCCATTATAATCATATAAAACAAAGCCAATTGGTTTGGGTGCTTCGTTTGGTAAATGTTCAAAAGTTATAATTTGACTTCCAGTTTGTCTGAATGAACCGGTTAGTTGTAATTCGGTGTTTGGTGTAGATGTGAATATTAATTTATCTTGATTTACAGTAAACGTATCAGTATTTACGGAATTTGCTCCAATGGTAACACCAGACCCAGAAATAACAAGATTATTGGCATTAGAATTTTTGTATATACGAAGTACATTATTAACATCAGCATCAATTACAAATTCATCAGTCGATGCACGTAATGCATATGTAGTAGCACTATTCCCGATCTGAAATCCAACTTGTGTATTAAACGGTCTATATAAAAATAAAGCAGGTCCATTTACGTCGGCCGATGCGGTTATTTGAACACCACCGGCTCTGGATGTAGTCAAATAAGTACCAGTATCAAACCAATCATTATCTCCAAGTTCAAGACTTTCAATAGTAGTTGCAAAACTACCAGATACAGTATCAATGGTTGAAATTATAGAGGCGGATACTGATGATATAGTATTTACAATTGAAGTTGATACTTCGGTAAATGCACCTGAAATAATAGATGCATTATTACTGATAATAGATGATGTATCTGTGTAAGTAATTTTTCCAGTTGATTGATTATAAGATACATAATAATCAGTTGATTGGTTGTCTAAATTTTCAAAACGAACATCACTACTCTTGGTTTGTATAAAAGCACCACTTATGATTGTGGCTGGTTTGTCTACAATAAAACGATTATCTACTACTTGATTGATATTAGCTCCTATGATAACACCAGAAGCAGATATACCCAATTGATTACTAGTTGCATTTGATGCTATCTTGAATACATTATTATCTTCGGCACTATCTATTGAAAAACTGTTATCACTTGTGTTTTTTAACTTTACACTTTTATCATTACCATTTGTTAAAACAATTCTAACATTTTGTCCAGATGTCAGTTGTTTTAATGATAATAGAACCTGTTCAGAACCAGATATAACCACACCATATGTTCCACTTACATAAAGTGAACCAGTTATTTCCACATCTTTTGATGTAGTCAAATAAGTACCACCATCAAACCAATCATTATCGCCTAACTGTAAATTATCAATCGTGGTAGCGAAGCTGCTAGATACGGTATCAATAGTATTTACAATTGAATTTGAAGCCTCTGCAAATGCTCCAGAAATAATAGATGCGTTATTAGTAATGATTGAGCTAGTGGAGTGATATACCAATCTATTATCAATGATTGGGTCATAAGCTACAAAATATCCACGAGGTTCTAATTCTAGTCCGGCTCTTAATTCACCACTTGCAGAAATCGAACCACTAAATAAATGTACTTTTTGATTTAAGAAAAATCTTACCAGTGAATTACCATCTAAATCAGTAAACTCAAAATTTGGACCATCTGATGTTGAAAATTTAACACCAGCATCATTATCTGTATTCGATACGAATGTAAATTGATTGTTTTGTACTTTTAAAATTGGAGTTGCATCAGTATCTCCATAAATGCTACCATCAGATAATATCAAATCAGATGATGTAATTTGTACTTCTTTTGATGTAGTCAAATAAGTACCACCATCAAACCAATCATTATCTCCACTAGAAATACCAGTCAACCCACTACCATCCCCCACAAAACTGCCACTAAAACTACCAGAGGCAATAATAGAAGATGCCGTTATATTTACCAACTCATTACTATTAGTCCAACCCTGAGCCGTTTCATCATATACGAAAACTTGTCCATTCACATATGGAGTGGATGCTGACAACTCTGATATATTTTCAAAGTGAACTGGTGATTCTGGTTTTACAAAGATAAACCCATTACCAGTCGGGGAGTCTCTTACCAAAATACCAACTTCTATTTTTTCATATGGATAGTCTGGTCTTATATTTGTAAGTTCACCACCACTGGATGATACGTATATAGTATCTCCGGCCGACCACCCAGTGCCAACATTTATACCCCTAACAATACCGAGTTCTGTAACATATCCCTCCGACTTAGGAGATATATTATGCGTAGCCAATCCAAGAATGTGATTCTCCGTGGCAATGTGTTCATAGTGAGGTTCGGCTGAGGCAGTCCATACTTTCACTCTATCTCCGTTCGCACCAGATGCATACACTGGAGTTCCATTATTTATTGTACTATTTGAATCATTATATACCCTAATATAAAATTCTTGACCTATTTGTAGACCAATATCAGATTCCTCATTGTAAAATGTAAGAGCGCCTTCATTGGTGTTATAAAATAGTCTACCGTTTTTATACGTTAAATCTTCTGATTGACTGATATCAAAATCAATATAATGTACATTTTCAATCGAACCGCTTATATATAGTGAACCAGTATTTTGTTGAGAACCACTAACATAAAGCGAACCGGTAATATGCACATCATTACTTGTTGTAATGTATCCCGCTGCACTATCATACCAATCATTATCAACACCACCACCGCCAGAAACTGAGCCAGTTTTCCAAACTTTTCCGTTATTATCAATAATCAATGAACTATAAGAACCTTGACTGGCATCTTGTAATCCAATGATATTAAACGATTCGCCCGTTACTCTTGCCGTAAATGAACCACTCGATTCAAACGAAGCCGTAATATGTACTGCCTTAGATGTAGTGATATAGGTACCACCATCATACCAATCACCGTCAGGTCCACTAGTACCACCCCCAGATGATACTGCAATACTAGAACCACTAAATGGTAGACTGGATGTTAAAAATGATATATTTGCTATTTCACCCTGTTCATTCAAAAATTCAAGTTTAATATCTAAACTATCATTTTGTTTGTATGTAGGCGCCTTTGCTTTAACTCTAGTATGTGTTGGTGTTCTACCATCCAATACATAGGGTTTAATTGAAATATCAGAAATATACCATATACCAGTATTTACAGCAAATACAGGGTTGATGTACCCATCTCTTTCTGGTCTAAAAATATAAGCTCTTATATCATTTATCACCGGAGAATTTACCAATAACTGATTATCAGAAATGGCAAATGATTGACTACCATTCAATGGAGTAGGTACAATGTTGTCATCATCGCCGGCATTATAATCAAATTGATTTTGATAAATTAACCCATTCCCATTTACAATCGATGGGTTTGTTGTGTTTACACTATCAGATTTGATTTCATCATACACCTTACCAAGTTTACCATCTTCATTTTTTATGGCAGAACCTGATATTGCAAATAATAAACGAGGACCCTTGACTTCAGCACTACTATGTTCCCAATCTGCCTTACCAACATTGGCCAATTTAAAGGTTACAATGTAATCGTTGTTCTTATATACCTTTATTGGATTATTGGTGTAAAACTTTGCATAAAAATTTTCTCTACCAATCGGAAATACTGCATTTTGTATGGTATTAATTTCTACTTTAAGTGCATCTGTTAATACAGTTTTATCATATGTTTGTGTAGTGGTAAACAGACTACCATTTACAATCTCAGATGTCCAGTAAAAATTTACATGATTAGTATCTTTAATTTTTCCAATTGGTACGTATTCATTTGTACTTGATGTTAGGTTTACAAAAAGTTCTACAGGGAGTAAAGGTTCATCTGATAAATGTTCAAATGTTTTAAATCCTTGACTTCTAGCAAACAACCTAACGGCGGAAACCCTTCCACTTTCAGGTATCAAATCTGCCAACTCTACATTAACAAATGATTGATAGATATCATTTGTTATCTGACTACCACTTTCGTTTTTTCGATAAGTAATTGTATAATCACTACTATCAAATTTAGATGGGGAAAAGTAGTAACTTATTGGATTGGTGTATCCATTACTTTCTTTAAGTAGTTTGAAATAATACGGAGGTGAGACTACAGCTAAACTGTTGTTAATTACCGATGTGATAGTACCTTGATATCTAGTACTATACCCACTTGCAATAACGCCAGACCCAGTAGATGGTGTAATGTTTTGCGGAGATTCTACGATAAGCTTACCACCAACAAAATCATTGGTAAACACACCATCACTTGATTCAATTAACGGTAACTGTCTTAGATATTTGTAACTAAGTTGACCGGTCGATGATGTAATTTCAGCTGGGTATGATGCAGATATGTACTGCATCCTCAGCTCTGATATGTTTATTCTAGGTTGTTGTCTAAAAATAGGTCTAGCCATATAATAACTCTCATCATATAAGTATCAAACGTGTATAACTTTACTAAAACCCTTTTCTTTATAAATCTCAACCAAATCATCAACCATATCACGCATCATATCGATGTGAGATATAACAAACAAGAAATCAAATTCACTTTTTAAATAATCAAACAAGTTACTCAGAGATGTTACATTTTGGTAATCAAGAGCACCAAATCCTTCATCAATCGATAAGAAGTTTGGTCTCGGTAAACTTGATATATTAATCAAAGCAACTCTTATTGCTATTGAACTAATGAATTTTTCCATACCAGACGTTAACTCCAGTCCCCACTTTTCATCATCTGCATACACAATATAAGTTAATATGTTTTTACCATCAACAGCAAATTCTATTTTAAAATCAACAATTTGAGATAAGGTTTGATTTACTTCATTTTCAATATAAGGTAAAACATCTGAAATAATAGTGTATGGTATACCATTTCGGCGAATTGCATCCAAATAGTATTCATAGGCCTTCAACTCAAGTTCGAGAGTATGCGCTCTATTAATCGATTCATTAATTGTTTGAATTTTTGAATTTGAAACTTTAATATTTGAAATAATATCTTGTAATTCATCGGAAATATCAGCCAAGGTAGATTGTAGTTTAGCCTTTACTTCAATTGCTTCGGATATTTTAATATTTATTGATTCATTATGTTTTATAGAATCTTCATTTCGATGATACAATGTAATTTTATCATTTACAGATTCCAATTTAGATTGATGAGAAATCAATTCAGATTCTCGTCTAGCTAACTTAACATCAAGTTCTGATTGGTACTGTTTGTATTTTGAAATTTCATTCTTTATAGATTTATAATTTTCTATTATATCCTCACTACCAGAATGTTCTGTAATTATAGTATCTAACTTTTTAGATGTATCAAGTAATTCAACAACTAGTTTTTTGTCAGATTCTAATTGTTGTTGAATTTCAAATGCACTTTTAACAAATGGAGTGTTTTTACAAAAATCACAATTTGGATCAAACTGACCTATAGCGTTTAGATTATCCAACTTGGATTTAACACCAACTTTCATTAATTCTATATTGTTGGTAACCTCACGTTTTTTATCTAAAGCGGTTCTCCACTTATCATAGTGTTTAGTAACACTATCAATATCAATGAGTTCCAAATTAGATTGAAGTTTTTCTAATTTACCTACATTTTCACTTTGATATGATTTATACTTTTCAATTTTTACTTTATATTCAGATATTTCTGATTTAATCATTTCAAATTCAGATGTAAGGGTATCAATATCTAAATCAACATCTATTGTTATTAAATTTTTGTTTAATTCATATAAAATTTCATCAGTTTTATCAATCTCTGATTTGATGGTGTTCAATTCAATCAATTTAGAATTACGAACAACTTCATATCGATTTAACAAATCTTCCTCATCAATCAATTGTTGGTCATAGTCAACATTTTTGAAATCACGTAACAAAGTAGTAACATCTCGAATGTCATCACTTGCCAAATTATAAAGTTCTTCAAAAATTGAAATATCTAAAAACTGAGCCAATAAGTCCTTACGTTCCGTTTGTGATTTTTCAATAAATCCAGAACTATCATTTTGTACTGACATTGAAGTTAATACAAAATCATCATAGGTACCCAATAAAGACTTTATGTTTCTATTTGTATCTCTACGTTGTTCACCATTCAAAGAAACAGTTTGACCGTTTTCAATAGTCCAAAAATTTACATTTACTTTTACAGTTCCATTTTTTTGTTTTTTGGCAACACGTTCTATAAAGTAATCTTTACCATCAACTTCAAAATTTAGTTTACAATGAAAATTAGATTTTTTGTTATTCATGATGTCAAGAGCAGTTCTACCACGACTGCACTTGTCAAATAAACAAAACGAAAGAGAATCTAGTATAGCAGATTTTCCAGTGTGGTTTGGAGCAAATAACCCAACAATACCAGTTGATTTGGTAAAATCAATAGTGTTATTTGCTCCATAACTAAACATATTTGAAAACTCAAATAATTTTGGTTTCCAATTTACATTACGTGTGATTTCAATACCACTAAGATTGTTATTTAATTTTTTGTTTATCTCATAAATTGTATTGATAGTATCACTATCAACCCCATGATGTTTACTAATATACTCACGTAACAATTCATTTTGATAATTTACATCGCGTATATCTCGCGTTATAGCTTGCGATGATTTACTCTGACCAACACTACTGATTCTATCTGTTTTTATTGTAGTAATGTCGATTGGTTTACAAATACCTTTAATGTCTCTGATGATGTTTTTTAACTCAGCTTGGGTAGTATTTGTTGTCTTGATTCTAAGTCTAGGGTATTTGGGTAAATTTGATATAGTTGGTAAACATCCATCAACAACTTCAATTGTGTAAAATCCCCACTCATTTTTAAAATCAACAAATTGACATGATTTTGTACCTAAATCCCATATAGCACATCCATGATTTTCATAAGACTCTCCATGATTTTGTTGCAACAAAGAACCCGGTTGAAGTATTGTTTTTTGCTCATTATAAAATTGTCGCTTGTGAATATCACCAAGCATTGCTATATCATACCCATCAAACATTGAAATAGGTAAATCTTTATTTGAAACTCGATATCCAACATCTGTAACCGACATATCCAAGGCACCGTGAAACAAAGCAACCTTTGTTTTGGCTTCAAATGAGTCTGCTTTAATGTAAGTACTTGGTTTATCAAAAATACCAAATACAACAAAATGAACATCTGCTATTTGATAGATTCCAGAATCTTTAAGATAATGTAGATTTGGATTATTGATACTCTCAACAATTGGTGAAAGCGTATCCAACCTAGATGGGTTATTTAGATTAGCATCATGATTTCCAGTTATCAATATTGTGGTTCTACGGGTTGCCAAGTTGTTTAGAAATTCACTTGTAACCTTAATCAGTTCTGGTGAAATATCAGTTTTACTATGAACAACATCACCCCCCACATATACTATAGAGTTTTCAGGAAGCTTATCAACTTCCTTATATAGTTGTTTAAAAACACTAATGTACTCTTTGTGTCGTTGATAGTTTCTGATGTGAATATCGCTTACATGAAGTACTTTATGAATACTATCAAATTTATATGGTATGATTTTAGTTTTCAAATTTCAATTCCATTATTTTATACAAATCCAACTCAACTGATTTTTCTATCATAGAAGTAACCACTTGATGACCGAGTTCACTTGGGTCTTTATTCCCCATATCAATCAAATGAACTGATATACCATTATTCATAAAATATTCTGCGTGTTCTATGGACTGTTTAATAGCATCACCATCCAAAAGAATATTTATACGTTTTACACCTTCCTCAATTATCTTCAATTTCAATGATGTTGGGATGAATTTACCAAACAGAGGTATTGTATTGTCGCCAACTGCTATAGCATCAAACATACCCTCAACAATGTTTATAGGCTCATTCCAATTTATCAAAAGTTCATTACCAATTATATCCTTCGATACCATTGGATTTTTGTGTTTCATACCCCCATCATAAAACGAACGACCCACAAAATAATTTAAAATACCATTTTTGTCATATGATGGTAATATAATCATACCACCATACGGCCCATCCTCACAATACCCAATATTATAACGAAGAATATCGTATTTGCCTATATTTCTTCTTTTAAGATATTTTACTACATTTCTATAATCTGGAGAACGATGTGAACCAGCCCAAATTGGCATGTATTCTAAGGGTAATGATACTGTTTTTTCAACCGAGGTTGTAGGTTTACTAGATACTATTGAATTTCCAAAAATTTTATGTAGTTTATCAAGATGTATTTTATCAGCACCCATCTTGAAGAACAACGTATCCAATTTTACACCAGCTTTACCACATACCCAACAATGATATTTACCTGTATTTAAATTTACACTAAGTTTCTTTTTGTTATGAAAACAATATGGGCAATGTACAAGATACTCATCATTTTTGACAGAACCTTGTTCATTGAAAACTTGGTTTAGCAGTTGAATCAATGTATTTTTCATCAACATACAATATACTCAATATAATTGATTTATCCAAATCTTTTTCTAACAATCTCAGAAATGATTTGTTTTTCAGGTGGTGTGTGTTTAGTACCTAAAAACTTTCTACTACCTATAGCACTGTTATAAAATTCAAATTCACCATTTGCTAAAACTCTAGTAAGTACATCAAACTTATGTTGTAAATTCTCTTCTAAATAGTTAACCTCACCACGAGTATTTCCAAACTGTAGTATTTCAAACTTAAAATTATTGATACCAAATTTAATAATATCATCATTCAACTCATTCGATGATGATGTATATTCTCTCCAATTTGATTCTTTTTTGACAACCTTTCTACGTTGTTTGTTTTTTTGCTTTACGCGTCTAATGGTTTCAAAATACTTTCTACCTACGTATTTTTTATTAGTAATATTGTTGGTTATCAAATAAACAAACCCTACAACACCATCTGGGGGTGTATCAAGTGGTTTATCATCAAATAACCAATTAACCATCAATAATTAGAAAGTATATCTAAAACAGTATTGATAGCCTCATGTCTGTGATTTTCTGTAAGTTTGGTTACAAATACGTAATCACAATCACGAAACTTTGGTAATTCGTTTATAGCAGAATGGTTTCTATCTTTCAAGTCAATCTGCTGCGAATCGCCAGTAAAAATCATCAAACTATTTTTACCCAATCTACCCACACACATTTTTAGTTGGGATTTAGTTAAGTTTTGAAACTCATCAACAATACAAACGGCATTTTCAAATGTCCGGCCTCTAAAATGAGCAAGAGAAACCAACTCAATATCCTCACTAGATTCTAATTTATCCAATATTTCAGGTTTATTATAAACCTTTCTCATATTGCTTTTAATTGGAACCAACCACGGATTCATCTTTTCCTTTTCACTACCTGGTAAAAATCCATTATCCTCAGTTGATACAGTTGGACGTGTCATGATTATTTTATTAACCTCACGTTTAAAGAACAAATCTAATGCCACTTGTACGGCTAATAAAGTTTTACCACTACCAGCCTTACCTATTACAAATGAAAATGGGTGTTGTAATATTTGAGTTTTTGCTTGTTTTTGTTCCTCTGAAAGTGTAAGTGAAAATCGTATATTACCTTTTGGAGTAACCTTTTCTATGTTTTGTTTTTTAGTACTCATGTATCAAATCTTACCATGAATGTTATATCGTAATCAATTGGTTTTTTTATTGGTCTTGCCATTTTTCCAACTGCCAGTAGTTCGTTAGATTCATTATACAACCCAACTGTTGTGATGTATGGTGAAAAATAACTATTATCTACTAAAGAGCTGGTAATATAACCAAGTGATGCAGATGTAGGTTCTAATGTAGTTGGGTTTTGAGTAATTGAAAATTCAGAATCAAGTATTTGACATAAGTAAATGCGCTCTGTAACAACGCGTGTCCCTTTGAAATCTAATTCAAAATCATCAGTATCAATATTGTGGTAAAATGATGTTGGGAATCCATCGCCTTTGGGTGGTGTAAGTACAACCATTCCATGTTCATAAAAAATATTACCAACATGGTTTATACTACTTTCAGTTACAAAAAAACTAGAGGTTACATTATTTGGAATTGCTCTATCCCATATTCTAAAATCACTCAAATCACCTTTAAATGGTCTAATGATATTTCTATTTCGTTTATTATCTATCCACGCATCCGAGTAACTATCGTAATATCTATTTTTATATCCAAATGGGCGACCTCCAATGTGTATATTTGTTTTATTTTTGAGCGGTTGTCCATGGGCCGGGTCCGATTGTGTATCTGATATTCTACCCTGTAAACTTTGTAGATTTACATTTAGATTACTTCCTGTTTTTTGAAAAATAACAGAATACCATTCACCGCCCTGTAATTTTACAGAAGATGAATACTCATATAACTCACCGTTGTTTCTACTCTTACGTTTAATAATTAAATATCTACCATTACTACCACTTATAGTAATTTCAAATGGAATATGGTCGTTGTTAAATTCACGTTTAGTAACAATAACATTATCCGTATGAGATTTCAATGTTCTTCTAGCAGATGTCGCCAACCCACTAACTATTGCCGCAGATGGTGGGTCTCCATCAACTTCAAATGGACCTTCATAACTTTCATCCACAACTTGGGAAGATGGTACACGTAGTTTAAATGTTATTGCAAAATCCTTTTCAAAATCAAAATTATGTGAGTTTTCAATTTCTACAAATTGATTGTCAGTAGGGTCTTCTACTGTGAAATTACCATAACTACCAGTACCATCAAAGATAGCATAACTACCATATGATGCAGATTCTGGTAATCCAAATCCAATTCGGTATGCTCTAGGAACTACCTTATATTTGCTAACATAATCAAGTGGGGTTATGTTTAATCGTTTACTTGAATCCTGATATAGATAACCTTCATTGAATCCTATGTAAAGTAATGATTCACTAACATGAATGTGATTTCTTGTAGTAGTTGAATCATAGAGATTACCCACCCCATCATCCTTTATAACGCGAGATTCGGATAAAATGCGAAACGAACCAGGTTTTATAGTATCACCAAATATATCAGCCGGTATTGATATTACAGTAACATCTTTGTGCAATTCTTTATACTGTCCATCTCTGAAACAAAAAACACGAGGTGGATTATCATAAGGATATGTTACATCTTTTGGTGAACTGTAATAGTTTTGGTTTATTGACCTGTGGATTAAATGTTTGTATTTACCCAATGATGTGGTACTGAGTATAGGAGTGCCGGCATAACTTGGATTGATGGTGTTAAATGAACCAGTAATGTATTCACCCTGATAAACTACTATACCATAACTTCCAGTTTCAGAATTGGTAATTCTCCAACGTTTATGAGCAGTATGACTAGTTACATTTCTAGTTTCTGGAATTAATCCTTTAAATATACGAGACATTCGCTAGTCCATTTTTAATTACATTATCCTATATAATACCTGTAAGACCACTCAACCAATGGGTTGCTGTCGCACCTGCCAATGCAAATAGAGTAATAACATAGTCCAGTTTCACCCTAATTGTAGCCTCCCGTTCAAAGTTCTTTGGTAATGGTTTACTTAGTTTTGCAACAGCCAACAACTCATTAGCATCATTATACAATCCAACAGTAGTTAAATAAACTTCCGGGTCATCTGCCATGTATGAATATCTTAAATACCCACCAGAACCAGTTATGAAACTTGGGTTGTTACTATAATTCATTTCAGAATTGAACAATCGAACAAAGTAATTTGTAGAACTAACATCTTCTTGAGAACGTCCAATAAAACTAGCACCACCAGTTACGGCTGTCCATATTTTTTCAATGTTTTGACCATCCGTATTTGCTGTAGTTAAAAAATCACTAGCAACACCAGATTCGGAAAGTTTTGTACTTGCCAAAGCAATCACGCCGATTTCTGGATAGAAAACACCATATGTTGTTTTCGGTGACAAAACTCCATCGGTAATACTACCAGATACAACGTTATAAACAGTTGAACCATTAACAGAAGTTGGAGATGTTGTAGTTGAGTCATCGATTAAACTAATAAGGGGTAACCCATCAACGGAAGCGGATAGGGTTAGTTGCCAACCACCTGGGTTCATTTGTTGTTTATATCTGGAACGGTTTACAGAGATAAATGCCATTGAATCTTGGTCAGTTTCATCAACAGTAAAAATACCATCAGTTGGATTTAGCATTAAATTTGCAAACTGACTATAAACTGCTTTTGATGGGGTAATACCATTGGAGGCATCCGAGTTTATTTTTTCAGTACCACCACCGGTTCTGTGTCCCCACGCTATACTATATTGAACAGTAGCCGTACTGTCTGCGCTTGGATCACCATTGTAAATAAACCAATGGTAGTTTCCAGAATCACTACCAGTTTGAGTTGAACTAGTATAAGCCACAGTTAAATCACTAACTGCACCTGACCAAAGATTAGCTGTCAAATCACGTGACACAAATCCTTCCACAATATCTCCGGGATTAAAAGTTTTAAAAGACATATTATTTTGTTATTTTATAAAGTACTTGTTCCACTACCTGGTGCAGCCACACCCACAGTCACACCTTCAATTCCAGAATCAGCAGATACAGTTATTGGAATAGTTACAGAACCACCAGTATCATTTCCAAATATTGTGATAGTTGATGTAGTGGTTCTAATTAAAGATTTACCAGTGATTCGGAAAGATGCTCCAAATTTAGTAATAGAAATTCTCTCATCACTTGGGTCACCAATAGTACCACCAGTTGATATTGTTGGACTTGTACCACCTGCTACCCCTCTAAGAGCGCCACGTAAATCACCTTCTTCTGCTGTAAATCCAAGTGGAGTTACTGTTGCAACTTTAGAGTTATCTAATACCAATGTGTAACTTTGAACAATACTTGAATCATTCAATACACGTGGATTGAGTGTAATTGTTTCGCTAGTTGAAAGATTGATAGAACTCACACCAATACCAATTACGGGAAGTCTCAGACTACCACGTGGAAGTGTAATCAACTTATGACGCATCATTTGCGATTCATCGGCAAATGCTTCCAAAACAGGAAGTTTTTCAATAGCCTCCCCATAAAAATTAGTACCACCTGCGTGATTTTGGTCCCAAAGTCTGTAATCAACTTCATCATCAGATACCGCAAATTTTGTGATATTTAAAGCACCTTGTGCTAAAAGTTGTCTACCGCGTTTTGTTAAAATAGCATCTACGGTAAGCGAAGTGTTATCTAAAAATCCCATAGTTTTTCTTTAAGTTTGTTATTAATAAATATACGGATAATTTTTTTATAATTCCGATGTCGTACCACTACCACCCACAGTTCCGCCAATAGGTCCTATTGGACTACCGGGACCAGTGGCACTTGTCCCACCCAATGATGGCGGTGGTAGTGGCGATGGTGGTGGTGCTGAAGTTCCAGTACCTACTGATGGTAAAGATGGTGTATCAATTCCACCCGGTGAAATTGTACCCGGTGGTGGAGCGGGTATACTTGTACCAGTACCAGCGCTGGGTAATGAATACTCTGCCACTGGACCGCCATCTATTGTATCTTCACTATCAATGTTGAAATCGGGACTTGTCATTTTGGTACCAACATAATATGAATTTGGCCCATAAGGATGTAATCTGGATAATTCTAAAGAAGTTGAATGTGGAGTTGGGGGTCCACCTGCTGCACTACTGTAAAATGTTCTAGTCTCATACAAATAATCAGATAACCTTGAGTATTCTGTATAAGCTCCAGTTATTGCCAAATTAGTGGTTATACTTTGAATGGTACCTGCTCCACCAAAACTACCAGTACCATTATTAAATCCACTAACTATTGATAAATTACTCAGTTGACCATTTGGTGTGCTACCTGTATATACAATTACATTATTTGCTCTTGGTGTGGTTTCTGTGTAGAAAATTTGAATGAATCCGCCGCCGGGTCTGGATGCGGATAATGGTATACTTATCAAACTAGAACTCGCGTTTATTGTATCCCGTAGTGCAATTGCTTTTTTTGCAGCATCATCAATTAAATTACTAGGAATATAAATACGAGTAGATGTGTTTGTACCTAATGCGTTTGATGCAGTAAATACAAATTCAACATTACTTCCAACAAAAAACATAGAACCAGTTGGATATGCCGTACTATCAAATTCAAAAATAATCGAGCTAGTTCCATATGAAGTTATAGTTCCATCAAATTCATATCTACTTCCCAATCTAGTATCATATCCATATGTATCCCATGTGTATATTTCGTCGGTAAGTGTTGAATATGTACTTGAGTATCCAAACCTATCGGTATAAACCATAGAATCATAATCATCGGATGTAGCTAAACCAGTTTCATCGTAAATATCTATACTTGTAGTATAAAAATTATTTTCTAATGAAACACTAGGTTCAGTTACAATCTTTGGCCGTTCCAAAACAGATGGTTTTACCATAACACCCACTACCTTATGCGCACGTGCCGGTAAAAGTTGTTCTATCTGTTTGAAGATAGCCGAGTTAAACAAACTCAACAATCTAAAGAAAACAAAGAAGTTGTTTTCTTTATCGAACTTTTTGAAATAGGTATCTCTTATATTTCTAAGTAATCCATACTCATCAGAATATCTATCACGTGGGTCTCCTACAATATCATCCAAGATTAACCCACCGAATTGTAATGCAATATCAAGGTCTATGTTATCTTGCGGAGAAAACGCAACTGATACCATGTTTGAATCAAGTGGGTATTTATCAAACGAACTACGTTCATAACTCTTAAATGGGTCCAAGGTATAATCTACACTATTATCTTCAATACGTATCTTATTGCCAAGTGGTCTAAGTCCTATTGAATTTGGAACGTGAATGTAATAGGTATCATCTACTGTGTTGAATTTATTTGCTTGATAATTGTTAGCCTGACCGCTTGCGGTATATGGACTTGCAAATTGAGTGATTTGACTTGGGTGACTTGAACTAACTATTATATTACTACCAGATATATTAAAAATATTATTATCAGTTCCAAGTGGAAGTCTTAAAACCAAATTATCAAATGACTCACTATAATTACTTGCATAGTAACTAATAGGTGCTTGGGCATGTCCATCTAACACCCAGTCGGGTAGATAACTACGCCATAATCTAAATTCCTGAAATGCTCCATTGAATGACCGGGTATATGGCGTTATTGAAAATGCGTTTACATCCTGTAAAAATCCAAGATTTAATCGATTTTGACCACCGGCGCCCCAATTATCTAAATATGAACTAGTTGCAGTATCATCTCCCAAATCATCCATACTGTATGTGATATGGGCAGTATGTGTAATACGACCATCCGCGTGATTCGGAGACTTTCTCACATCAAGTTCAAAAACTACTGGTGGCGCATCTATCTCGGTACCGTTTTCCTTTACACGGTTTTCAACCCTAAGAGCTACATTGTAATAGTCATTGTCATAAATAGGTAAATATTGAGTTGATGCGGATACCCAACCAGCACTACCACTTAATGAAAGATGTAATCTACCATAATTAGATGTACTGACAGATGATGAATGTTCCATCCATATGGCTAATGCATCTGTTTTACTGAATAACCCCTGATTTACCTTTTGATTTGTTCTAAAACGAAATTCTATTGTACGTGGTGTGTATATATCATCACCAGTATAAACACCACCCTCACCATCTTTATCTAGGTTACCCCATGGAGCTCTAACGTAAGATGCACTAGTTATCAACTCATGGTTTGCAATTTCAAGTGCTTGCATTTGTGAACCCGATATAGAATTAATTGGGTCAGGTCCACCAAATTCTTGAATTCTCAGTATACTAGATGGGATACCATATGCAGATAATAGTGCTTTAATACTTCTAGCACTACCCTTTGTTTTATAAATGTAAGGTAAGTTGTTGAATATTCTTGAGTACGGTTCCATCTCCATATCACGATATGATACGGATTCAGTTGTTGCAAATACTAGTTGGGCTCCGTCTGGATATTCAGCGGAGGATGTTGTCTGGTAACTACCACTCGCATCAGTTCCCAAGAAATATTTCCAAAGGTCTTCTTTATCCCAACCGGAAACAGCCTCCCATCCCATGGATTTTAATACATTCCAAAGTAAATCTTTGGATAACCCTGTATTTACATCTTCATCATGTTCATGCAATTTACCCAAGTGGTCTACATAATTATATAGAACATCAAAGTGTTGAGCAATCATATCCACAAAAAGAACAAACCCATTATTCTGCGGATTGAATCTTACATGAAGTGGTATTAAATCTCTTAATATATTTTTATTTGTATTATCGTAAATCTCGGCATCATCCAACCTCGATGTATACCAAGTTTGTACCGCACTTGAGTTTATACTAGCATTGGTATATGGTTTAGTAGAATTTGTTTTTGGCCAAGTTACATTTTTAAATGTGCCGTATGTATCTGTATATTCAGAACCTGATTCATAATACAAATACTTTTCGTATTCATCAAAATTTGAAATTACAGCTTCTTTACGTGCCGATATTGTTTGTCTGTTTCTTACATATTGAAAAGAGCCAGTCGCACCAGAAGCAGCCAACCCACTTAAATCAGACTCAAGTGCCAATGATTGTGATGTGTAAGTTTCAATCAATCGCATCTTGTAATAGAAATTTCGAATTCTCTGTTCAGCTGAGCTGAAGTGTATAAAGTTTTCGAAATTTCTATAATCGATATTTAGTTCGGCTGCGTTTCCAATCGAACCACTAAACAATCGATTTACTATTCTGTTTTTAACATCAGGTACTGCGTTTAATATTTTCGCTTCAGTAAGTACACCAGTACCCTTACCAACTTGTCGATTTATATCAATGTAAAAATCAGGACCACGTAATCTATTAAAGCCTTCTTCGGGTCTTTCAAATGGTAATCGAATAAAAACTTCAAATTCTAATGGGTTAATAACTTGGTCCCAAATTTCAACATCATCATTAACACGAATTGTTCTGGGAAAAGTGTTTATACCATCATGTGGAGTATGTTTTACTATTAAGTTCCCATCACCATATTCATCACGAACCCAATTTATGATTGGGTGTAGCCCACCAGTATTATTGTGATACAAATAAACAGGAATTGGTTCATCTCCCAATTCTCGAATATCAACCAGTGGACTGTTTAACTTGATTTCTTTCTTATTGGTTGATATTTGTAGTACCGATAACTCTTGAATTTTTCTTACAATATATACAGTTACCTGAAATCTACCAGTGAATATATCTAATCCATTGACAAGTATATCATAAAGATTAATACTATATCCTATATCAGAAGGTTCTGCAAGCGAAATAGCATCACCTTCAAATGTATCGACAAGGGTTCCAGAATTAAAAACATCAACTCTAAGAATATCTCCATCTAAAATTGTAGTAGTTTCAAATGTAGCAAATGATTCTCTATCACCTTCTGGGGTTATTCTACTTCTAGTACCAGTAACAACAAACTCATCACGTGGAGCTATTGATACAGAATCCAATCCAACATCAGTTGTTATGTATACTACATCCGCCATTAGTCTTTCCAATCAATTTCAATTCCATAGTCATACCCACTTGGGGCATCAGTTGGTACGTTCCAATATGGTCTTATTTCACCTAAAAACACAGCTTCTAACCAAGCAGATGGGGTTGGATATCTTTCCTTATGTTCATTGTTGCTATATCCATCCATCCTTTTGGAATTGTTTTCCTTACCGCCACCCTTGCCGGCTTTCCAACCATTATTGTATATTTCAAGAAAGGTGCCAGATAAACTATCATCATCATTTAAAATTCTATCGGGTTCACCAAATCTATTTTCATCTATACCAGCGTTTTTAAATCTAACACGTTCACGTTTCTTAATAGTTTCTTTCCAAGATGTAAATACCAACCCATTTATTCGTAAACGACCATCTTCAGAGTCAACTCGTTGAAATGGTTTTTGCCTCTGCTCTTCAGATAGGGATGTGTCATAAAAAACTGATAGATTGGGTGCTAAATATCCAAGACCCTTTTCACGGTAATTTTCACCAGCACTAATTTCAGTACCAAAAATATCTGCATTGCAAATATAAGTTAAACTTTGTCTACGTTCTCTACCACGTGGGTCAACAGCTACACAAGTAACCGTTTGTACATCAGTTCCGGTGTCAGATAAATTGTACAACGTTAAAATTGGACCATCAGACTTTTTCTCCCCATTCACCTCCCAATAATATTTTGCAAATTCTCTAGTTGGTGATATTGTTTTAACAAAAAACAAAGCATGCTCACCCACTGCATATCCATATGAAAAATCAGTTGGATTCCCCTCGGGGACATATGCACTTATTTCTTCGGCAATGACATCTGGTCTAGATTCTCTAGAAAAGTGAGAAAGTCCCTTTGAGTTTAAAATTTGAGCCCAACCAGTTCCAGTTCCACCAAAATCTTTAGCAGCTTCAATTTTCAAATTTGAAATTTCAGGTACTGTTAATAATTCTGATATTTCAGTATCTAATGTATCAAAATAAGAATCATAATCATATCTTGTTCTACCAGCTCTGAAATCTACTATACTATTTTCTGGAGTCGATACTATATATGCCATATCACCTTATAACTTTAAATATATAATTGTTATCAAACAATTCTACCTGTCCATTATAAACACGATTTTCAACCTTAAACACAAATTTGTAATAACGTTCTGATTGAAGACCATCTAACCAAAGATTGAAATAGTTTCCTTCACTATCACAACTTACCTTTGTATAAGTATCACTAAATGGAATAACTACATCCTCAGTTTGAGCATCCATTACAGAATAATATGTAGTTTCTGGTAAATATTTAACAGTTAATTGAGCAGAACGAGTTGTATAGGTTTTAACTGGATAAGTTTCTCTACCAACAATACGAAATCTTGCACGAGCATTTTCTTTAAACGACCCTGGACAATCCTTCATGTATAAAGTAATATTATCGGCAGATAAAGCCGCCAAACTACCAGTTTCAAAACTAGAATCATCCCATGCAACTTCTAATTTTGGAACATAAATCGTATGTGTATCAACTGAAAAGAATTTTAAAGAACCATATCTATTAGCATCAGTTTCCTGTGAGCTACTACGCATTATTAAGAAACCATAATTGTTTTCAGTTCCAGAAATCCAATCTGCAACAGAAGCAGATACATCAATTCTCACATCTGTAGATTCAAAAACAAAACTCTGTGTATGTATGTTACCATTTGAACCAGTTGTACCGCCTAATGTAGACCATTGGGTGCCATCAGTCTCACCAAATCTATATTTCCAACTAACACCTTCTTTTGTTTTAGGATTATTAGTTGTTCTACCAATTCCCATGTCCCAAGATTCACTTATAGGTTTTACTTCAAGTGTATATTCATATGGTATAGCTTCAGCTTCACTTGTGTATAAGTTTAAGTAGAATGTCGGATTTGTTATACTTCCTGCCGCAATAGATGATGATATATTGGTAACATCAAATTGCATTACAATTCTTGTATTTGTAATACCTGGTTGTAAAGATTCGCTAACTACCTTTTCGATAAAAAGAATTTCATCTATTCCTGTATTTACTTCTTGTCTTAATTTATACGGAGATGATGATACTTTACTGAATAGTGTGGCGTCTTTTGTTGGGAATATTGAATATATCATAATAGTATAATTAATAAGTTACAGCCTTACCTCTGATATCTTGTTGTGGAAATTTGATTTCAAAAACAGAAGGGTCTAAACTTGGGTAGATAACTCCATTTTGATTTGCAGTAGCAATATCATATCTATTACCAGAATAACCTTCACTTTCACGCCACTTATTAAGTATTCTGATATCCATAACAGATTGTACACCATCCGTACTTGCCAAAGCAAGTATCAAGTCTCTCACAATAATTGGTTGGCGAAATTGCATTTTATCGATTGCAAAAAAGTCTTGAACTGTCTTTATACATCTAAGAACAATTTCCCGTGAACTTCTACCCGGTAGAACAATCACTTTGAAATCTACTCCGATGTTTATTATATATCCATCTTTTATATTTACAGCATCTGTTAGTAATCTATATTGAGATAGGTAATTTCTCAAGTTTTCCTTTGTTGCTCTACTAACATTGGTTAGTTGTTTGTTTTGGTTGTATCCCAATACATACATATTCAGAGCAAATGGGTTTTGCGTTGCCCTACCAGTACTAGGTAATATTTGTTGGTCCTGTGTTATATAAGCTTTATCGATTGCACCATATCTTGGTGGCATTGAATAAGCACGAATGATATAATCTTCACGTGTTACTGCCCTATTTTGTGTAGAAAAATAAGCTAATGCGTTTTGGCGAATTTCATCAAGAGTTTCAGATGATTTTCCACCAGTTGCTGGAGATGGGTTATTTACAGCTAAACTATCGTTGATAATATTGACAACTGCATTATCTAAACTGGCCTCAGTAGTATATTGTATAGTTCTACTGTTGATTCTACTTATTGAATTAGATGGGATATTTCCAGCAATACCATACCCAACTGTGTAATTTATTGTTAATGTCGTTGTAGATGGCACCTGTCCATATGTTCTACTCAATAAAAAGTTGGATGGGTCAAAAGCAATATCCAACTTAGATGTAGTACCAGGTAAATTACTACCAACATTTTCTGGATTTGGTAAAATAGATATATCACTATTTGTAGATATACCCGAACCAAACTGCAACTCAATACGGTTATCAGGTGTTATGCGTGTGATAAAACGACGACCGGTTTTTCTTAGTGAAAGAATGTAAGGAGTTTGAACACTGTCAGGTTCCAATAGTGGGTCAAAATCAAAATTATTTACATTTTCCTCAAAAACAGTATCTTGTGCCAAAAACGGTACTTCTGTCCAAACATTACCATCACTATCAGTTACCGAGTCAATACCAATTATATTATCATCGTTTATCTTTATCTTGTAAAACTTTTGAGCCTCACCTACCGTAACTGTAGTAGTTCTAAGTTCACCAGAAACAGCTGGGACACTTTTTTTCAACAAGTAAAATTCAGGAGCACCATTACTACCAATTTGATATACTGTTACATCTGTAGGCGATAATGAACTTGATTCTCTGAAATTAACATCTCGAACTGTTCTGAAAATTATACCATCTGGGCTTTGCACTTCCATACCGGATTCAATTAAATAGGCATAATCAAAGTCAGGTTGAGAATCCGCCCCACCACTACTACCAGTGGTTTTTGATGGTATTAGTTGATATACATCTAAATCTACATTTGAAGCAACGGATAGTTTTGGTTTGTATCCAAAAGATTGTGCTATATTTATAAGATTCTTACGCTCATTTGCGTATTGAATCATGTTTTCCTTTAAGGTGTAATCTGTATAAAAACTGAGTACATCACCAACATACGCTGCCATTTCGATGAACATGGTACCCGGCGATGCATCTGTAAAATCATTATATGTGTTTGGGAAATAATTTTTGGCAAACTCTACTAAATTCTGCTTAAATTCAGAATAAGTTTTATTTATATATTTTATCTGCTTTGTATCAGCCATTATTATCCCCTATCAATTTCTAACTGTAAATAATCCTCAAACTTAAATTGAGGTACAGAATAAGCAATTACAATTTTTAATATGTTATTATCTACATTGAAATTATCATCATTAACTACAATTTCTTCGATGGTAATATAAGGTAAAAATTCCTCAACGGCATTTTCGATTGTTGTAGATATGGATTGTCTTAAATCTATTGTATTTGGGTCAAATACCAACTTGTAAACATCACATCCAAATCTAGGATTAAATACACGTTCACCTTTTATAGTTAATATTAAATTTCTTAGATTATCCTTTATCTGTTCTTTTGTTTCATAATTCAAGTTGAAGTTATTAGTAGTACCAAAGGGTAACCCAACGCCAATGGCAACATCAGGTTCAAAATCAAGTCTTGGTATACGTTTTACTTCTCTTGCCATTATTTAAATCTCTTCATCAATTCTGAGTAATCCCTAGTAAGTGCCTTACGAACACTAGGGTCTATTTTTTCTGGATTAACTGGTCGATTTGCAATATCAACAGTTGGTATTGGTGAAGACTCACGACTGAATATACCATCATTCATTTCTGCAAATTTAGCACGAAATGAATGTACATCTTGTGATGAAATTTCACGATTGTTTAAAGTTGGCCACTCATCATTAGAATTATTTTCATTGAGTTTCATAGATTCAGTCAATCTAGTAAATTCAACTTTTACCGCTTTTTTAACTTCAGTTTTAATAACCTTACGTATTACTTCCAATAGTTCTTTCTTATTCATACTATACATACTTTATTGTTATAAATATATTACTGTTTCATTTTTTCCAATGAAGTTTTTATCTGAGTTATCTGAGACGTAATTCGTGTTGTAGTGGTGTTTACATTTATAAATTGCGATGCATTTACTGGTGGACTTGATGGTCCCCCTGTAGGTGGTGTTGTAACTGTAATTGTACTTGTAGCTTGTGCTTGTGTCGCCAACTGTGTAGATATTGATTCTAGTGCTGATATCGTATCCAACATCAAATCTACAAATGTTGTAAAATCAACGTTCCAATTATTGGTTTTGATACCAACATCTCGCCTAGAAGAAATAATAATATTTTCGTCTTTACTATAAAAAACTAATCTATCAGCGCCAATTACAACTTGTGCACCAATGTATTGGTCAACGCGTTCGTATTCGGGATAACTATTGGTATCTATTGGTAACGATTGTTCTGATGTGAGATAAATAAATGAGTCATCGCGTTCTAAACTCTCGTATGTTGTTTCCCCGTTTCGTATTACAATGATTGGTTTACCATCCTCGCCATCTAATGACCACTCCGTATCATTACCACTTTGCTTACTACCAAGTCTTATCGTGTTTCCAAATCTACCTTGAATTAGACGGTCACCTTCGTATCTTACCGCTTGCGATAAATTGTTATTTGTAAAATTTTTACCAAGTAATTTATTACCATCTTGGTCTACAACATTAGTATTTGTACCCTTTGTGTTTGCAACAGTACTTAAATTATTATTTACAACATCTATATAATACCAATTACCTTCCCTACGTTGCACACACAATACATATTCAGAAATTAGCGGAACTACAAAATCATATTTGGAAATGGGCGTGATAGTAACAGAAACCCCTCGGTCCAATAATGCCGCTCTAATTTCTCGAACTCCACCACTACGTTCATCTATAATAACATCTTCGACAACCCCAACTGAAAATTTCAAATCTATTGAAGATTTGAATCTATCGGTATAAGATGGTAGTTTGGGTGGTGTTAGTGGAGAATTTCTAACATCTGTGTTCCAGAATGGCATTATTTATTATCCTCAAGTTCTTGTATACTCTGTAGTAATTGTTTCTTTTCTTCATCTGTTAACCCACCATCACCTGTATCATTTGTACGTGTCAGACTACGTTGTACTATGGCAGCCATTTTTATGAGATGTTCATCATTCTTTATTGCCAATTCCATATATTCTTTAATTAGAGGAACAACAATGGTGGCATCGCCCAAGTTTTTTATCATGGGTTGTAATTCACGTATTAGGGCTGATATTTGTTTTTCCTTTTTTTCAGAATTTTTATATATATCACTTAATAACTCTGAAAAAGTTTTTCCCTTGAATATTTCATCACCTGTCATATCAATATATATCAAGAATCTAAATTACATAAAAATTCTTCATAATAATCATTAAAATCCGACTTTATAACAGTTACAACTCTAGTAATATACTCGGTCTTTGTATCTGTCATTTCACGAATCATTATATAAAGAGCTTTTTTATTGTATGTTTCTATATCTATACGGCTTTTAAAAAGTTCTAAAACAGAATATGCAATATTAACATCTCTTTGATTGTCGAATTTCTGTTCAACTAAATTTTCATATTCTGAAATAAAATTATCTATGAATGATTCTCTTTGCTTATCAAAAGTATTATCGGGGTCTATCTCAAATGTATCTGTAAAATTTTCTTCTAAGTATGTTTGGTCAACATTGTCCAAACTGGTTTTAATCATTCGTTCTTTATATTTTTTTGTATTATTTTGAATTAAATAATTCTTTGCAATAATACTGAAATATGAAAATGCCCTACCCTTATCTTCGGAATACTTATTTAACTTCTGTAAAATAAAACATACAACTTCGTGTTGAATTTCATCTATGGTACCATCCATATATGGAAACTTAAAGGTGTTGATTATATTCTCAGAAAGTTTGAATAGTGGATAATTTATATGTTCTTTAAATATTCGGTCTTTTTTTCTTTTACAGGATTCTGAATTGTATGCGACAATTGCCTTTTCAGTTACTGTAGTAAAATACACCTTACGTTTTTTAGGTCTACCACGTTTTGGTTTATCTACATTAAATGATTTTTCAAACTCATCTTCATAGGTATCTAAGTTGTGATAAAAAATATCAACTGGACTCATATTAATCAATAAATTTTAACTTCAATTCATATAACATTTCTTTTAAAGTTTTAAAGATGGTTCCTACTTCATCATCACTTTCAAAGGCACCAAGTCGGTCTATCTGAAGCATATCCTTATATGTGGATTCTAGTTCATCCTTAAACTGTTTATATTCATTTTGTAACTCTCTGTATTTATCTATTGAATTTTCATATTTATTCAATAAATTATACGTAGTATACATAAAAACTACAGAGACGATTGTAATTGCAATATTGTATATCATCCAAATAAATCCTTAAATACATCAACTTGTCTGGAAGTGGAATCACTCAAAACTTTTTTGGACTTGATAGTCGATGTCTGAGTTGGTTTAGAACTACTGTTGTTTCTCCAACGTTCATATTCAATCCTAGATGCCATTAGATCAGCCTGATGTAAAATCAATGCCATATTGGTATGTAGAGGTTTTGTTTTATTTTTATAGTAGAACCAATTACCTTCAACATACATACCATCGTGTATCATAATTGCGATATACTCATTCTGACTTACATGAATTCCATGATTTTGCAACATCCACAAACCACGGTGTGGTACTTCCATGTTGACAATATTTGCATTATAATCATATATCTTTCCCTGATTCTTTCGATGCCACTCTGATTGATTTGGTTCGTAATATGGATAATCCATATCGCCAATTTTCCCTAAATCGTGGTTTATTGCAGCAAATGAAAGTTCTTCAGGTGTATATCCACTCATATCGGCCCCCATATCACCCCATGATTCATAAACTTTATGAGCACATTGAAAAACGCGAATAACGTGGTCTACGTATCCACCTGGGAAGGCATTGTGATAGTGCTCCATTCCACTTGCAGGAGCGTACATGACTCTATCCTCAAACGTATCATACATTTTGATAAGTTCATCTGCTCTACTTGGTATTTCATTTTTTATTATAGATAAAAAAGTTTCCCAGTTCTTTACCAATTCTTCTGCTGTAAATTCCATTAGTCAAATAACATTAATTGATTATAATCTTTCTGATATTTAAAATCCAATTTTCCAAATTCTTGTTCAATCTGTAATGGTGTATAACCAATCATTAAAGCGTATCTTATCATAATATCTTTCAGATGGTCCAATCTAGGTTTACCATTGATAACAAATGAAATATCCATGGTATCTGATTTTATTTTAAACTTAGTTTGTTTCATTGAAAATAGTAATTTTTTGTCAAAGTTTATAATCATTTGGAATTTTTCCATCCATGATTTTAGATAATTTTTTAATATCACGATTTATCTTATTTTTATCTTTTTTGTATTTAGCTTTTGATAACTCCTTTTTAAGTTTATGTACTTTAGCGGCCGCATCATTGATTATATTTTGTTTTTGAGCCTTACTTAATTTTGGGGTAGATTTTAACGGTGTAATAGGTCGTTTACCTTTAAGCTTTGGTACCTCAACCCCCTTGTGATAGACAACACCATCTGTATCTACAAATTCCTCCATTAAGTGCCACCCTCTGGGCTTACCTGATGGCTTATAAACTTTTTTAGGTGGTTCTACCAACTCCATAATACAGTCAGAGCATGTGATTTCCTTTGCATCATCTCCCGCACAAATCATTTGCCCACAAGATTTACATTCTAAATATCGATATTGTTTTTCTGGATTCTGATTCCAAGATGTACCAAATCTATACTCTTCTTTGTATTCAACTTTAACCATCACATTTCTGATATTTTATACAAGATAGTATGCATTATTGTTTTATCAGATGTAACCTTTTTACGATACTCATGTAACTTTGCATTTGTAGTTGTCATCATATTTTTGATTTGATTCAATTTCACGATGTTACTACAACTTATAGCCAACATACCGTTTATGATAGATACATTAATAAATTCAGAATCAGTTACACTATCTAACATTGTTTTCATAAAATCGGTTACTCCACTTGGATAAATGGTTAACCCAGATGTAATTCTAGTTGCGTATATACTAGCAGAATCTTCATGTAAATTTAAAAACCATTGTTTGAACAAATCTTGATTTCCCTTAAATAGTGTTTCTTTATCACTATCTAACATTTTTTCCCATAGGACATCTAAATTACCCAATTGTTGGTTGGATATACCTGTAGAAAATAATTTCAAAAACTGAATAAAGGAATCTACAGGATTATCAGATTCATCTTGAATTTTACTGATATTTTTAGAATCTTCTAATTCTGGAAACGCCCATTTGTATAAGGTTTCTTTTTGTTTGGCGATACTTAGTGAGTTTAAATGCGATATAATTATGTGCTCTTCCATCTCTAAGAGAATATCACTCGACCAAATCTTCTGCAACCACTTATCATCAACCAACTTAGATTCAGTATGAAATTTCATGTTACTCACTCCATAGTAATTTATCTATCCAAACATCAGCATCATCAATTGATTCCTTCAATTTAATTAATTCTGAACAATATTCATATTTTTCAGTTTCTTCAAAATATTCTATTAAGTCATCAATTACTTCATATGCATCTATGGGATGTTCAAATGGGTCAAACAATAATGCTATGAAATTACGATTACCATCATAAACTTCAAATAAAGTTTTTTTACCAGTAATGATGGTATAGGTATCCATTGCAGCCGTATCAACAAAACTATCGGTAGACCTAAACTTTTTCATTACTTATAAATATCTAAGTTTATGGTTTTGGTGATAATGAATCTAAATGGTCTCTGAGTAATTTTATAATGACTTCTTTGTCACGTAGTAATTCACGCATACGATCCAGTGATATAGCTTGATTTACAACGACGATGAAAAAAATCAAGCACATGAATATCAGTACCAGTGATATTATCGATAATGTTAAAACTGTCATGGTTTATAAGTTCCGTTTGTTTTTTCTAATTGACCTAATGATTTGGCAACCTTCCAACGATGTTTGGCATCTTCCAACTCTTCGATGATTCTATTCATCTCAGTAATGGTAAGCTCAAATTGTTTGTTACCAATGTTTAAACTTCCAACCAATGGACTAGTATCAACTATTTGATTTGTGGCACGTGGCCCCTTCAGAAGTTCAAATTGAATACTATTCCAGTATTTCCCATACTTTCCTGCGTTTTTGTGATAACTCATAATTAATTATTTAGTATTAGTTAAGTATTAATTTAGATCTATAGATCTGATCTATATTATAATATAATAATTATATTATACTAGAAGTATATAGTATACTGAAGTTACAAAAAATAATTGATAAAAACAAATATTTAATGAACTTTTTAAGAATTTAATTCAAAGAATTTTAATTTAACCATATCCCAATAGTGTTCAGTACTACTTTTGGAAATACCACGCGGCCCACCATTCCAACATCTAGCCATCTCTTCATACGTATACAGATTATAATAATCAACGTATATTTTAAACATCTCAATACTGCACTCACGGTCCCACCTATCCGCCAAACTGTATTCATCGGACCCTACTATTCTATTTATCTCAGAAACCATGATTGGTCTAATTTGTAAACAACCCGCAGCACGTTCGCTATAACAGTAGGCTGAATCATTACCACGAGACTCTACCCATATCAAGGAACTTATAAAATAATCCATACTATCAGGTTGTGATTTTAGCGTATCGCATGTATCTACATCTATAGTGGGTTGATTCTCTGTGAAAATTTCTTCGTATTGGGTTGTGAGAGGTTCTGTATTCAACGAAATAGGTACCAGTAGTGTTGCGGTTAGTAAAAACTTTTTCATACTCTTAAAACGGTTCTCAGAGGGTTAAAACAATTTGTAAAAAAATGGGGTAGCGTTAACTACCCCATATGACCTTGAACGGTAGTCATCCCGTTAGTTGTTGGTTGAACCTTGTTCAAGCAGCAACTGCATATGAATATTCGCCATTTAAGCGATGTGAACTCATGATATGCCATACAACCTGTCAATTCCATGCATACCCATTTTTAAATAAGAATTGTGGATATGTGGAGATTCGAACTCCAGTCCAGTTTTGCCGCGTGTATCACTCAACGTTCTAGTATAAATATACTAAAAAATTTTAGAATTACTTGTCAAATTTCAGACATTAACTCTGTTACCATTTTACACATTTCATATTCTTCAACTGACTCGAAATATTCTAAGGCGGATTCAAGTGTACCTGGCCAATCTTCTCGGTTCATTTCAAACACATATTGGTCTTTCCCATCTTCACCAATTACTTCTGCGAAATTAACTATTAATTGATTGGTTTTGTTACCATGTTCTATGGCTGATACTAATTGTTGATATACTTCTGTTTTATCAGAATCATCTCCAACAAAAAATTCTTGCATCTCTCTGAGAGATTTAAATTTTAATACTTTAAACATAATTTATTGTTTTAATTTTTCAGTTCACTACTTACTAGGTATAAAAATACAAACATTGATATGATTATAAATCCAATACATAAATATAAACTAACATTATATAGTTGTTTGGAAATTGTAATCAATATTAAAAAAATACCAATCAAAGATACGGTATCTAGTATGCGCTTCCAATTCATGTTATTAAATTTCAAAAGTTTCTAATTCATTTAGACAAATAAATCTTGTACCATCAATAGTGTCATTCTTGCTTTTATGGTGGTGCCCAAAAATCCAAAGCATAGGCTGATGGAATTCAAATAGATTTTGCAATAATTTACGTGTAAATGAACCATGATACCCAAAATAACGTATACACACACTTTCAGGACAATCATGACTGATTACAATTTCAGGTCTTAGTTGCATATAACTTTCAACTACTTGATTGGCTTCAGACCAATTTAATTCCTCATCACGCCACCAACTTACACCTTCAACACGATGATGTTTATCAATTGATTCCGCACCACGGATAGTAAAAATACCTTCAGGTGTTAGTGAATAGTTACCTAATGAATGTGGTGATTTTAGATATCCATAATCATCATGATTACCAAACACAATTTGATGTTTGGTTGGGTCACAATTTTTCATGTGCCATTCATGTTGTTTGGAAAACCCAAAATCACCAACTTGGATAGACCTATTACTATTTTTGATTAACCTGTTGTATTGGTCTACCATTCCATGTACATCTCCAATGACTAACATATCAATCTTTGATGATTTTATTAAATACAATTTCCTTCACGCGAATTCGTTTAACGGTGTCGATATCATCTACCGCGAAACAACTAGTGGTTCCTGTGAAATCATTCATAAACCAAAATTGAAATCGGTTTGAAGCATCATTCCAACCAAAACTATCCAAAAGTCCTCCAGTAACGATTTCACCATCAAGATGAAGTTCCACTCGTTTACCAATCCATCCTTTGTGTACTGTAGGTCTCATTGCTTTCCTTTACTTTGTAAAGTTAAGAAACGTTTTTTAGGAAACCAAGTTTTTGATGAAATTTTTTCTTGGTTATTTGTTCCATTTCCAAGATTTACTCACATCATTTACATCAAATTCTTCGAGCATGTTATCAGCTGCACCCAAAAATACTAACTTATCCCAACAAGGCATTTGCTGAAATGCTTGTTGTTTGGATTGTTTCATATTACCAAATTGGTGAAACCTCATGTGTTGTTTACACAAATCGGCTACCATTTGGGGGTTGGCACCTAAACTAACAATCCAACCCAAAACCAACGGGTTTCCTACCAAATCAGCGGCAGCTTTATCATGACCAGGACTGGTAGGATGGCCCGTTTTGGGGTTGATTTTGGCGCAATCTAACTTACAGATGTCATGCATCAATCCAGCAACAATAAGGTCAATATCCCCAGTCTGCATAAGTCTTTCAGTTACAATTCGAATATGCTCGAATGTATTAGGCTCGGGATGATAATCAGGACGCTCTCTAAGACCTTTCAGGTCATTTAGTTTGTCTTGAATTAGTAGAGGAGCGCTATCTACAAGCCAATCAAACGTCATTACTTTCATTGTTTTAACCATTACTTCCTAAAGGTACGAACGGTTTTTGAAGAAACCAAGTGATTAGTAACAATTTTTTCGGTTAACTCACTCGATTGTCTTCAATAGTACCATCGGAGTCTTCCCAGTAGACTTCATTTCCTTGATTATCGTATTCCGATTTTTCCCAATCACCATAGGTGTTTTCCCAGTAGACCTCATTTCCTTGGTCATTGTATTCCGATTTTTCCCAATAACCAATGGAGTTTTCAAAGTAGACCAGATTTCCTTGATTATTGTATTCCCGTTTTTCCCAATAACCAGTGGAGTCTTCATAGTAGACTTCATTTCCTTGGTCATCGTATTCCGATTTTTCCCAATAACCAGTGGAGTTTTCATAGTAGACCAGATTTCCTTGGTCATCGTATTCCCGCTTGGCCCAATAACCATCGGAGCCTTCAAAGTATACCCCATTTCCCCGGCTATCCTTAATTTCAAAGGGAAATTCTTTGATTTTAAGCTGTTGAGCGATTGTCATCTTAGTGAGTGTTTTTAGTGTTTTGTTCGTAACCCTCGAACGCAGCAAAGGTACGAACGGTTTTTGAAGAAACCAAGTGATTAGTAGAAAAACTTTTTGTAAATTTCTTTACAAATAGCGTTGTGTACATCTTTACCATCCAACATCCCAAACATAATTCCGGGATATTCGGTTTTTAGAGCACGTTCCGCAAACAATTTACGGGTTTCTCTATTACTATTAATATCTTCCAATCCACTCATACAACACATTAAGTTAGTATAAACTTCTAAGTTTATATAACCATATTCTTTTTCGAACTTGGATTCCCACTCTTTGATTTCATCAAAGATTTCATCGGGAACACCGTCTAAATTTTCTGAAACAGGAACACCACTTTCCCAAGCTTCGAAGATTCGCTTAGGAGTCATTTCAGTCATGATACGATGAAGCTTAACATAGTTATCAAACTTGATTTTCATTCGAAAACCTGATTTGAAACGAATTACAAAGCCTTCACTATTATTCCAATCTAATGCCTTAATAGCATTAAAATCTTTAAAATCATAACTAAGAGCCATACCCCATCCGATATGTCTCCAATTTTCAATAGAATCTTCTCTACCACTTGCAGTATCCACTACTGCTAGCAATACCAACGCTTCATCATCTCCATAATTAACTACAATCCGGTTTTCAGGATAGATGATTTCCACCAAGTAAGTGAATTGAGGGTCTAATCGTTCAACATTATATAAGTCATACAACATTTTTTCAGCCTTGATGGCTTGTTCACTTGAAAACGAACCTCTGGTGGCTACATTCCAGCGAAAGTTGTACCAATAGATAATTCCCAAAGAACCATCTACTTTTTCATATACTTCAAATTCTTCATTAGGAATGGGTTCCATACCTTCTTGGGCATGTTCTTCCATATTGAAGAATTTACCAAAAGGTCTGGCGATAATAGAGCCTGAATCTTTTTCGAAGATAATACCACGAGAAGCTAAAGTAATACTATCCCAATCCCGACTGAATTGAGTTTCAGGGGTATAATTAAACAAAACAAGGTTGCCGCAAGGGGATTCTTGCATGTAAACCCTACCTTGTTCAGCTGAATTGATAAAATCCTTTAAATCCATTGTTATGGTTAACTTTTCTTACAAAGTAAAGATACAAACAATGATTCAAAAAACCAACCAATTAACGAATATTATTTTTACTTAATAATTTCAATTTCATCAAATTCATCGTAAGTAGGGGGTTCGTATCGGGAAATCATACTATCCAACACTTTCATGGGGATGTGTTTTCCAGTCTCCATTTCTCGTTGTTTCAATCTACGGATAAGTTCGGGTTTATCCACCTTAAAAACAACAGCTTTACGATGATATTCATCACCAATTCTACTGAGAATGTTTGAACGGCTTTTAACACTCATATTGGTCATATCCACAATGATATTCTTACCACTTTTGATGGATTTAGAGATGTGAGAAGCCAATACGGAATTAACTTTTTTCTGAAATCCCCTATCCAAAAAGGTATCATTATAGCTCATGTTACCGCGAAGTTTATCAACGATATCATCACGGCTAATGATGATTGAACCTTTACCATGTTTAGCAGTCCAAGTGGACTTACCAGCGGCAGGTGGTCCAATTAAAAAGGTGATGGTGGGGTTAATCATTGTCATTTCTTTTACAATTTAAAGCTACAAAAAACCTTTCAAACAACCAAAACATTAACAAAAATTTTTTGATTTAATGGGTTTGGTGGTTGTCTACTACAGCAAAAAATTGTGTTTGGAGTTTATGTTTATATTTTTCTTTCAAAATTTTAGGCCAATACCATACACTTTCTTCTTCACCATCTTTGTTATATAAAGTCCAAATTTGAGGATTGATTTTCATTGCTAGTTGAATTCGTGCTTCAACATCAAGTAAATCTTTATCTGTATGGTTTTCATAAGTGAGCCAACAACTCCAATAGTGTTCTGGATATGGTACTTCTAATATTACAGCAATCTGCCATTTGAAGAAAACAAATGAAATGCGGGGTGCCCATTCAAATCGATAATCTGTACCTGTCCATTTTGTTTTATACCCTAATCCAACAAAATCAAATCCAATTTTTTTTGGAACTGATGTTTTATAACCAACCTTTTCAGGGTGGTTAACCCATTTACGGGGGTAAAAATATGGAGTACCTATAGCAACTTTACCAAAATACCATTTTAATTTTGGCCTTTCAAATGGTGAGAAGAATACTTTTAAAAACTGAAGTTTATTCATATTAGATGCTTTAAAATCTTATTCTTGATACCAAGTTGTTTAATTCCTTCTCGTGGAAATCTAGTATGTACAAAATGTTCAAGCTCATTCATATCTAAATCATCCACCGCTACCCATTTAGTTACTTCGGAATGTTGTTGCAACCAATCTAAAATTTCAGCAATACGAGTAATTTCAACATTTCGATTTTTATCAAATGGTAAAGTATCTAAGATATGATTAACTCCACCACTCCACCCATCTTTTGTAAAATCAATAGGTGATTTAATTACACCTTGGTGTCTGAAAAACTCAGACATTTCATCAATAGTTGCATGTCGTTTCCAATCAGATGAAGTTACAATTTCCGCACCCGTTTCTGTGAGAATTTCATTCAGGATATTTACACAATCTTTATCAAAGTCATCAAAACGATATTCAACAGGAACCTGTTTAAAGCTTGTACCGGGAGACCTACCCCAATTTTTTTGTTTTTTGAATCTTGACCCCCAGTTTTTTTGGAGGCATATTACACCATCATGGTCTAAAAATATAACTTTCATTTTATAGATTTAAAAACTGTAATAACAATATCGTACCATTGGCGATGAGGTCAAGATAGGATTCGAACCCATGTAAAGAAGATTTGCAGTCTTCCGCCTAGCCACTCAGCCACTTGACCATTTTTAGAGATTTGGTACTCACGACAGGACTTGAACCTGCAACCTGATGGATATAAGCCATCTGCTCTAACCATTGAGCTACGTGAGTATGTTTAACTATCAATCAGAGTTACAATATACCCAACAGAAGCATATTAAACAAGCGTGAAAACACATTTTTTTTAACCTAACAAATGAGGTCTAGCTTCAATCTGCCCAGCATTAGTAATTATAACATATTCGGGTAAAAATTCATCGATGGTACTAGCGCCAGCATAAGATAAAGCTGACCTAATTCCATCTATAATATCATTAATGATGTATTTTACTCCACCCTTATATGGAATTATTGTAGATTCACCTTCAATGTTTCTATCCTCTTGGCCGTGAGTCAATTTAGTTTCCCTACTCGCACTTCCACGATATCGTTTGTATAATTTATTATTTTTATCAATAATTTGCCCTGGTGCTTCCTCAGTACCAGCCAATATACTACCAAGCATAACACAGTCTGCACCTATCGCTAACGCTTTAGCAATATCTCCACTATTTCTGATACCACCATCTGCCCATATTGGTATAGATTCTGATACATTAAGCATTGAATTGTATATATCTTCTATACATGATACACTTGGAATTCCAAATCCAGTTTTAATTCTAGTAGTACATAATGAGCCGTTCCCAATACCAGCACGTAGAGCATCTGCACCAGCGTTTAACAAATCAATAGCAGCGGAAGCAGTAGCAATGTTACCGGCTACAATATCAACATGGGTTGGTAAATTATCTTTACACCATTTGACCATGTTAATTACATTTTGATGGTGGCCATGTGCTACATCTATTACCAAAATTTGAACTCCAGAATCTGATAGTGATTTAGCTCTAGTTCTATCTTCTGATTTTACACCAACTGCAGCCATTATTGGACTCACACCATTATTATGAAGTTTTTTAACAATCTCAGTTTGTTCATCAATGGACATGAATCTATGTACACACCCAACGCCACCTAAATTGTATAATTTAAACGCCATATCAAACTCACACACAGTATCCATTGGTGCTGCAATAATGGGGATTGATATAGAATAGTTTTTAGTTACTCTAGTAGAAAGGTCTATCAATAGACGTGATTCAATTTGTGAATAGTTTGGTACAAGTTGAATATCATCATATGTTAGATATTTTTTTTTCATATATTATGTATTTTTGATTAAATGTATGCTTATAGTGGGCCCAGTAGGATTCGAACCTACGGCCAATTCATTATGAGTGAACTGCTCTAACCGCTGAGCTATGGGCCCTTATTTAGTTAATGTTTTATTTAGAAATTTCTTTGGAACTGCGACCAGCTGTTGTAAATATACAAACTAGTGGTCGCAATTCCAAAGAATATTACTAAATTTTCAAAGATTACTTTTGAACATCTTTGTATAGAAGTGGTAGTTCACCATAAACAGGTAGTTTACCATCCCATTTTTCAATCCATTGTTGGCGAATTAGAAGTTCATTTAGTTCTCGTTTCTTAATAGCATATGCTTCAGATTCAGCCTCAGCCATAATTCGCATAGACTCTGCTTCTCCATATGCCTTATTGATTCGCTCACGAGCTGCAGCCTCTGCTTTACGTGCTCGTTCTTCCGCTTCCTCAGTTTCTTGTTTAGCCATAATTTTCTTATTAATAGCTTCATCAATTTCCTTTGGATATCGCAAGTCTTTTGAAATGAATAGGTCATCTACATCCAACCCTTCTTTTTCAAGAAGCTCGATTGCCATAGCTACTGCTTGTTCTTCATAGGATGCTCGATTGTTAATAAGAGAATCTACAGTATAAAAGGATGCAACATGATTAAATGCCTTTTGGGCCTTATCACGCCATACGTTATTTCGAAGACGTTCAATTCGTTCGAAATATTTAATAAATACTGGAATAGAATTATCAGCTGGTACTGATGCATTCATACCTACATCAAACCTCAATACTGCACCATCTTGGGTAGAAACGCGGAACTCTTTATCATCGTCCCAAAACACGTTCCAAACTGTATTGGGCATTTCGTAAACATCATATTTCCACGGAGCATACCACACAACACCAGTAACTTCGGTTGCTGGGTCAACACCCTTTTCAGAACCATACTTGTTTACACGGATGCCAGTATGGCCTACATTAATTTTCTTATAACAAGAAGTGGAAGTTAGAGCAAACATGCTCAACATAAAAATTGCAACTACTTTTTTCATTTGGGTTTCAGTTTATAAAGTTTAAAAGTTAGGAAATGTAGGACAATTACAGATACTAGAAATATGACTCCTACAAAATTTGCCATATCACTAGTTTTGGTTAAAAGATTTAAAATTTCGGGTATTGCCCATAAGTCAAATAAAACTGTTGGGATACCAAATGCTAGTTTTCTACCATCCATTTTATTGGGTTTTTAATGTTATGAGTATTATCACCAACTAGATGAATATTCAAGAATATTATTAAACCCATCAATAGTTGGCATGATTTCTCCCAACCCCTTAATGGTTTTTTCTAGGTCTTCGAAATAGTATTCATCATATTCTACACCCCCAAAGAAAAATCCAGATTGGGTTGGGAGAAGTTCGCTAGCCTTTTCAGGATTTTCCAATACTTGTTTACATAGGTCTACCAATTCCTGTAGCTTTTCAAGTGGTACAGCATAAGTACCGCAATCATCTACTCCATTTTGGATATTATCAACAAACCACTTGTGAATATGATTTGCTTTTCTCCAATACATTACCTCTTCTACAACATCTACGATTTTGTCCTTATCGATTTTGGGTAGATTGTACTTTTCATCAGGATTTTCCACAGTAACTTTATAAGTCCTACCTACATAAGTTCTGCGATACAACATTTGGTCAAGTCCCATTGTTTATTTCTTTTTATTAATGAAAATTTCTTTTACGGTGCCATCTTTGTAGAAGATTCGAGCATCTGGACTGGTCCATCCATAATGGTCGGCTAGGTGTTGGGCGTATTCCTCGATATTGTGAAATTCTTTTTTTTCCGAATATTTAAGTGGAAATTTAATATCATCAGGAGTGTACCATCTATTACCACAACAGGGACAATCAATACCATCATCAACCCCATTAAAGTAAACGCCCATTTCTTCGGCCATATAAATGGCATCTTTGCGGGAATCTGCTTCAATGAACAATCGATAGCATAACTTATCATTGACCTCAAAACTACCGCCGGAGTTGTTTTGGGAAAATTCAAAAAATTTCATTACTAAGTATGAGTTTGAGCTACGTGAGTATGTTGTGTTGTTTAAAATTCTGTATCTACGATAAATACATAAGTGGAAAGCCGATCATCATGATCTTCAGCATCCCAGTAGGTACAAAACCCTTTAGGAATGGCTTCATTGAGAATTCGGTCTTCAATTTCAGAAGAAAATCGGTCCCAATAATTCCAGCGAACTCGAATCATTCTGTCATCGGCTTCAACCCGAAGTTCATCGGGCTGATATTCATTGAGAATTTCTGAAATTCTGGAAGCGATGTTAGTAAGATCTGACATGGGGAAGTGTGTTTGATTACAGTACTAATATAGTAACTTTTAGGTAAAAACCAAACTCACCTCCCCAAATTTATTGTCAGAAAAACTACAATTAGATGACTTTGATAATTCTGGTACTAGCCGCAGATTTTACCTCCCATTCGTGTGGATAGGTAGAAAATTCATCATTGATTTTAGCCTCAGCATCTGTAACACTTACAGCACTAACCAAGTAAGATTCCGTGCCAGTTTTCATCTTTCCAGCATCGGTTTCAAACTCAACCTTTACCTTTACCAAATAAAATTGTTCCATAACTTTTCATTTAATGTTAAAAAATAGAGCGGACTGGTGGATTCGAACCACCAACCCCCACACAGGATGTGTGGTACTCGTCCAGTTGAGCTTAGTCCGCGTATTCTAAAAATTTAGATTTGTGTTTAACGTTACGTACATATCGCTTTTTACTAGCGAACGCGTATGAATCCAACTTAGCATTCATGTTACGAGACATTCGTTTGGCCTCTTTAACCCGGTCGATTTGAACTCTTTTGAAAGTCATTTCATTGAATTTGTAAGCGGAGAATACTGGATTCGAACCAGTGCTACCCGAAGGTAGACAGTTTAGCAAACTGCTGCATTAACCACTCTGCCAATCCTCCATTGTTTTTCCAAGATAATCAATCAAACTTAAACCACCAAATGATTTTGGAAACTTTTTTGAAAAATATCATCGAAACAAATTGACCAATCTTGCTCACGCTCCATTGCCACTATTTCATACGGATTATCATCATATCCGTATTTTTTATCATATCTAGTATACCAATTTTGATATTGTTGGTGATGTGTATATTCGTGGATAATAGTTTCTATCAATAACTTTGGGGTATTGGATGTATTATAAAAAACAACTATAGTAGATGTATCCCATTCATATTCGCCAAAATATCTATGTTCAGATGGGTTTCGATATGTAACATCTATTGACACATCCTTTGAAATACCATACCTTTCAACACACCAATCCAAAATTGGTTGGCATATTTCGATAATATCCTGCTTTCTTAATCTAGTCGATGGTGACATCATTTACTAAATTACATCAAAACACTTTAACAAACCAACTTTAATTGTTAAATTATTGTTAATTTTCAAAATTCACTCTGCACATCAAAACTCGGACATGCCTTATTTGCAAATTCATTATGCCCATGAACTGTAGCATTGGGGAAAATACCCTTTAACCCATCTACTAACGCTCTTAAAGCAATCTTTTGTTCTGGGGTTCTTGTA